CTATTCTCCTTTTGGTTTTAAATAATATTGAACAGTTGAAGCCGGTTTCTCTAACCATTCTGCAATTTCTCGAATCGATAATTTTAAGTGTTTCCTGGCTGCTATTGAAAATTGTTTATTAAACGTTGAATCCTTATTTCCCGAAAAATCCGCAAGCTCCTTAAAAACAATTTTAGTAATATTATTTCCCGTTATAATTGCTTTACGCTTGGATCGTTCACTTAACTTACATATATCTGCACAAGAAAATCCAACTGTTAATTCAACTAATAAATCAAAATAATGAGATATCTTTTCATCTGAGAATGAATTAAATTGTTCATTAAATAAAACCAACCTTTCCTCCTCTCCTGGTTTTTCTAATTCAATTATTCGATCAAACCTTCTCCATATTGCTCTGTCCAGTAGTTCGGGATGATTTGTGGCTGCCATAATTACCGAATGAGCAGGCCAGTCCTCAAGTTCTTTTAACAGCACATTTACAATCCTTTTCAATTCGCCTAGGTCCGACATATCATCTCTTTTCTTCGCAACCGCATCAAATTCATCCAGAAATAGGAGTGTGGGCTCTTGTCGAGCGTAGTCAATTACACTCTTTAGGTTCTGCCCTGTTTTCCCTAAATAACTGGACATTGATGTCGCTAAGTCTAATGTAGCAAATTTTAACCCAAAAACACCAGATAAATACTGCGCTAAGTACGTTTTTCCTACACCCGGAGGACCATAAAGCAACAACGATGAAGGGGGATTTAGGCCTGCGGCTATTAATTTTGCCGCTTGCTCTCTTTCTAATACAAAATCGTTAATAACCATTTCAACCTTTTTTGATAATACCGGTTTTTTTAATTCAATTGGTTCTTCAACCGATGCAAGCGATTTTCTCGACTCTGCGTCAAGTGGAGTTGCTTCAATCCCAACAGACCTTATTGATTTAGATCCTATGCCATGATATGAAAGCGCATCAGCAATCTCCTTCGCCACTCCTGGATGACTTGATTTAATATTCCTTATAATTCTTGTACACACTGACCTTAACGTTCTATGATCGTTATCAAGGCATGCCCTCACAAGTTTTGGAATGTATGATTCAACACTCATTGTATGATACCTCCGTTAAATTGCCACAAATTCGTTCATTTGTATTTTACCATTTTGATTGGGCCCATACAATTATGTGTACGATTTTTTTATAGATTACTTTTCTTTCGTACACTCCCCCCTAACAAAAAAAGCCCAAGAGCCTAAGCTCCCGGGCTGAATCCTTACTCTCCTTTTTTGCCGAGCCCCTGCATCCGGAGAGACACGGCCAACGATCTCCAAAAGTCCGTTGTGCCGATCGGATCGCTCATCTTCTTCAGGACACTCGGTTGTCCTTCGCACTCGAATTCATTCACAAACCACGGCGGCGGCTGAACAAGCTCTTTAGATGCCGCGAGTTGCATCGTGAGCGTTGTTACCATACTTGTCAGCTTGTCCACCTTATTGTCCAACGCCTCAAATTGATTACGCTCCGTATCTGTCATCGGTTCGTCCTCCTCGTTTATTGGTTTGGTAAAAATCCAATACTGCCGCGCTTGCGCTTTGAATACGGACTCGTCCGCCCGTACCTTGCCGTCATTACGGATCCCTTGGTCAACCAGTTTGCCGTATTTGGTGTTATCGTGGTTGGGGTCAAAGACATCGATCATGCGCCCGCTGATCCCCACAAGCAGGATATAATGCCCCCCGCCCGTAAAGTCTCCCGGCCCCATAGACGCAATAACGAGCGCCCCCAATGAGAGCGCCCGCTTAACCTCCTCCAGGCTACCAGTCTGTTTACAGTTTAGACCGTACTCCTTCTCGGCCGCCGCCTTAAAGTAACCCCAGGCCGTGCCGTCATTGGGCGTCCTGTATCCGTGTGCAATTGCCCACTTTGCTGTATCAGAAGGCCTAATGGACTTATCCCGCCATGTCGCTACGACCATCGCTAGACAGGTTGGTCCGCAAGCTGACGTGCCTATGGTCTGCTTGGGGTCGTTGCGGATCGTGTACGGGATGTTTGCCCATCGCTTGTCCTCTTGGCTGTAGTAGACGACGTTCATTGACCTTCACCGCTTTTTACCTTGCTGTTGTATTCGAGGACCACCTTTTCTACGGCCGCCCTGATCGTCTCCACAGAGACGTCGATCCCATATGCGCTCGCACGTTCTACGACATACTGGAGTGCCCTGTTTAGTTTGGCTGGGCCGTCCAGAGATGCATAAGTGGCCTCGGCCAATGCCATGCCCTCCGTCGCCAACCGATGTAGGATTTCCCGCTGCTGGGCTGTCGTTCGGCTCGCCAGCCAGGCGTTAACCTTTACGCGCAGGGACGCGATGACGCCCAGGACAAAGACAACAAGCAGGCCAACGAGGGCCTGCACGACTTGATCGATATATGCTTGCATGATTATTTAGCCTCCTAGAATAGTTTGATGATTGCAACAACGAAACTTGCTGCAGTAAAGACCATTCCGGCAACCCAGCGATTTCCTTGCTTGCGCTTCTCGTTTTCCGAATCGATCCGCGCATTAAGCGCTCGTACCTCGCCGTCATAATGCCGGTTGGTGTCGTCTAGACGGCCCTTCTGTTCGTTGATCTGGTGTTGCGCCGACTTGACCTTCTCAAAGGCTTCGCGTGCAATGTCGTCGGACTTTTCCAGCCGGTCAACAAGCCGGTCAATGCTACCCGACATCCTGGACAATGCTGCGGCTGTCTGCTCCTGAGCTACCTCTACCTTAGCCAGACCAACGCTCAGTTTGGTTAATTCCTGCATCTCCGGATTGTTCACCCAATCCCCACCCCCATAATAAAAAGCCCTCAGAGGGGCTTATTTTCTCTTCTTGCGTCTGCGGTTGTTGGTCGGTCTCGCGGCCGGCATGGGCTTCGTCTGCGCTTTTTCAAGATTGGCCAATGTTCCTTCAATTTCTTTTTTCACCCCTTCCAAGATCAATTTCTCACTCCCCGGCCACATCTGCAGGAAGTGTGTGATGACTGAACAAATTTCTGGAATCGGCTTCCGTGGATCTGCCTCTAATACAATTTTGTTATTGATGGTTGCCATAATTGAGTCCTCCTTAGAACGTTTGTTTGCAAGGAAAAACCTCCCATGTTGTCGAAGTACGACTAAAAGGGAGGCAAATCATGTACTTTTCTATTGATAACTTGCTTACAGTTGTATTGCCGATCATCGGCGGAGTCGCAGGGCTAATATCCTTAGGCATGAACGTATCGCGGCACTTAAAAGAGAGATCAGCCGTTCGATTTGAACTCGCAAAAGGATCTGATCCATTCTACTTCAAGATATTTAGTTACAAAAAAGATGAGTGGGGCCAGCCCGTTGCAGACCGAAGTGTTCATACTTCCGGTCTTTGTATAGAATTTAATTTCATAAATAAATCTGTCCATCCAATATCAATCTATGAAATAGCAATTGTTATTGGCGGAATTGAGCACTTATTGTTAAGGCAACCTGTGCAATACCATGACATTGACAGTTTAACGTTCAAGAGTAATGTACTCATGCTTCCTGTTATTATTGAACCGTTTGAAACAATCAGAAAGACACTGTATTTTGATCTTGGTGAACACTCATTAGAAAAAATCAGAATCACTTTTCATACTTCTCGAAAGAAATATGTCAGGAAATTCAATGTTCCGTCTGTCCCGAACCAAGAGTGAGCTTTTCGATTTTTATGTGTGCTTCATTTCTTTCATCACATACCTTTCGGTGACATCTCCATAACGTCTCAAGCTCCGCACGTTTGACCAAGTAAAGCGGGATTAGAACGATGTAACCACCAATAAGAATTGATAAGACGATTAAAGCAAGGAGTTCATTAGTGCCCATCGTTGTTTCCTCCAATGAAAAAGACGCCCCGTTAAGAGCGTCTCTTTGGTTATTTATTCAGTTCTTCAAGCTGCGACTCGAGTTCTTCAATCTGCCGATCGTAATCGATGATTTGGGCTTCGAGGTCGACAAGTTCTTGCTCAGTGTCAGCTATCATTTTTTTCAATTGTTCTACGCTTTCTAATATTTGATTATATCGAAAAGTCGTAGTGTCAGTGGTTGAATCAAGCATCTGCTTTGCTCCCTCAAACTGTTTTTCTAGTCCAGGGAACCCATCGTTAATCTGGTCTCTCTTTTTTACAGCAATATTCTTTTGAAGAGTGAGGCTGTTAATTTTTTCATTTATTACTGAAACTTGATCCGTGTTATCTGGTGTTATGATAAGCTGACTCACTAACGAAATCTCCTCCTTTGTGACATTTAGCTTTAGTTTTAGAGCATTTGATAGGTCTCTTACCGGTAGATAACTACGACCATCAACAACTATTGCCTTTCCCACATCACCATTGTTAAGAGTTACCGTTATTTCATTCGAAACCTTCTTACCGATCATCGAAGTTACTGCGCCATAGACTGGCAGAGCGGCCATGAACAACAATCCAGCAATGAAACCAACAAGATATTTACGCATGCTATACCCCCTCCAATATTTGGATTAAGTATATCATAGGTTACGTCTGATTGTGCACGTGTGCGGCTGCCGCGACCCATAGTTGCAGACCAAGTTCATTTCCTGCAGCGTCGTATGTCATAATATATCTCCCAGGGGATATACCGTGATTATGCCCTCCAGCAGGCGTTGTGTCTGCTCCGTAAGTTGCTTTACCCCCTAGTTCAGTGGAAAGAGATGTCGACCCTGCAACTATTTGTCCCCAAGTAGGAACCCACAACTCTCCAGAACCTTGAATGGACAAATCTCCAAGAACTCTTGTATCCACTCCACCAATGACGAATAGCGATCCATCTTGGTAAAGGGCCGTATCATATGCCCCATCATTAAAAGATAAGACAACGCCGCTGCCTTGGAAAAAGTATGGTGACATCATGATATACTTATTTGCTGCGGCATATGCGGCAAAATAGGCTTGAGAAACACTCATTTCCGATCTCGGATATACGCCAGCCTGTGCCGTCTGAATCAATGAACCGGTAATCGTCGTCCCGTTGATCTGTCCTCCTGATAGGATTGATGCAGTGATCGTCCCGCTAAACTCTGCTCCAACAGCGACCATGTGACCGTTCGGGCTGACTCGGAACGGTGCTGAAGCAAAGTTAGCATGTCCAAGTTGTATCCCATCAGGACCGGCCTTAAAGATATTGTTTCCGCTGCCTATGGCTATCGTCCCGCCTTCAAACGCCGATGCCTGGATAAGCCCCTTAAACCTCGCGTCTCCGGTCGTGGCATCCTGCCATACGGTCTTGTCTCCGGCTTTGTTGTACATGGTAAGTCCGTACTCTCCCGGACCTGTCTGCCCAATTCTGAGCCGTTCGCGAGCCAGGTCATCCGTTACCTTCATCCCGAGACCATCGACAAGGGTTAAGGAGTCATCATATTTGACGCCCTTGAGAACGGCATTCTCGGACGTATATACCATGGCCTTCTTTGACGCAACCGTAGCCTGAAAAATGTAGTCCGAAGTCTTCATTGGCCGGAAATTTGCGAGAATGGCACTCCCCCTCTTTGGTTCGAACGGATAACGCTCATATTCAATCGCCCGGGCGTCGAAGGAGTATCCCAAATCCGTGTCCAGGACCGTAACCGTATCGCCTGCCTCTCGTATTCGCTCGGATTCGAAATCGGCGTCTACCTTTTCCATCTGGATAAAATCCGTTGCATAGGAGACGTTCGGAAACTCGTACTTTGCGAGATACTTTTCCATCTCCTGCAGCAACCGGCCTTGATCGTCGATGTCCGGCCACTCCATCGAGCCCATAAACGGATTAGACGGGTCCAGATAAGGCGAATCAATGTATTTGACCGTCCGTCCGCCATATCCTTCGATTGTCAGGCCGTTTTTGCCATACCCATACAACCGCGTAATGCGCTCCATGTCATGGCTTGTTCGTCGTATGCCCTTCATATTGTGCGCATACCGGACGCGAGCGCCGTAGTTCCCGCCCTTGCGCGTCGTCAGGGTGATTGCATAATTGTCATGGGCGATTTCCGCGCCGTAGAGTTGACGCAACTCCTGCAGGAGGTCGTAACGCTTTTTCTCGCCCCAGTCAAATATATCCTGAGCATCAAACGACCCTTCAATCGCAAAAGTGAACGGAGTGTCGTTTCCCAGCATTGTCAGCATCTCGGAGAGCGTCTTTGCCGCAGCGAAGTCGATATAATCGTCTAGGTAATAGTTGTTGAGCGTGAAGGCGATATGATGGGCCTCGACGACCTTATAAACCTTCCGGCCTTCCCTAACTTCCTCAACTCTCCTGATTCTAAAACGCTGGCCGCGCTCGACGTTTTGAGGGAACTGGATGTCATGCCCTTCAAGAAGTGCCGTGTAGCGCTCTGCGTCGTCGTCCTCGCGCGGGTAGATAAATTGGACGTAATACTCCCCGTTGACCACTTCGCGCACTCTGACCTGAAACGCGGCCGCGAGAATGTGTCGTATCGAACCAACGTGAAGTTCAAGGCGGGATTCGAATTTCCTGGCGATTGTAATCACCTCCAATCAGATAAAGCGGTCGCGATGAGTAATTCGGATTTGCACCGTTCTCCCAGTTGCGGTATCCGTGTAAACAATGTGGTTGCCTCCCGGGTTGAGGTTAAAGAATTCGCCCTCGTATCCGATTGCCGAACCGTTTTTCGTGACGCGGAGTTTGGCTGAATCAATGACGATCTTGTCTCCCGGCGCAAACGGTCCGAGGACGTCGATTTCATCAATGTGAAACCGACTGGCCGCAACCTTAAGTTCACCTTCGCCTTGAAGAAGAGCGCTGAATAGTCGTTCGCGGATCGAAATGGCTGTCAGGGAGCCTTCGCCTTGCAAAACGGCGCTGACAAGATATTCACGGATGTAGGATGCGAACAGTTCTCCTTCTCCCTCTAAGGTGACGGTAGCTAAATACTCCACGTTGGGATTGGCTATCAAACCTCCTTCGCCTTGCAAAACGGCCGAGAACAATATCTCTACAGAAAACGAACGATTAAACGGCATGCGGTTGAATGCGCCGCGATTAAACATGGAGCGTCAGCTCCTTTCAAAATAAAAAGCCCCTTATGAGGGCTTATTGAACGAGATATTTTCTATGCTGTTCCCGTTTACGCTCCGCGGTGATCGAAGCGTATATCTGTGTTGTCGCCGGGTTTTCATGGCCCAGCAATTCTTGCACGGCCACCAGTTCGGCGCCGTTATTAAGCGTTAGCGTCGCGAAAGTGTGGCGGAGCGTATGAGGCGTTACGTTCTTAGGGATCTTCGCTCGAACTGCGATGATTCCAATTTCCCGTTGAATGCCTCGCTTCGAAATACGGCGGTACGGCCGGCGCTCCGTGATAAACAACGCTTGCTCCTGGTCTCCTCGTGAGAGGAAGTATTTCTTCAGGTGGTAGATCGCCTTGAAGCTGAAGTAAACTTCGCGCTCCTTATTGCCCTTGCCGATCACGCGGCATGACTGCGTGGTAAAGTTGATGTCAGACCGGTTGAGTTTCTGAACCTCCGAAAGGCGGCAGCCGGTTGCATACATAGCTTCGATCAGGGCCCGCTCGCGGATCGTCTTACAAGCTTCGCGCATCATTTCAAGCTCTTCGATCGTGAGCGCCTTCGGCAGCCGCTTTTCTTTCTTCGGTGGTTTAATTTTTGCGGAAGGGTCCTTTGGAATGATATCCTCAGCGGTCAACCAACCGAAGAACGACTTGAGCACGGACAGCTTTGACGACAGGGTTGCGCTCTTCAAATGCTGGAAGCGCCCAAGGTAGACCCTGAGGTCTGCCGTCGTGATGTCCTCGACCCTCTTTTTTACGTGCTCGGAGAATACTCGGAGTTGGAGCCGATACCCATCCAGTGACAACGGCGATAGGCCTTCAAGCTTCTTTCCCGACAAAAAAAGTTCAATCTTCTCTTGAAGATCTGGATGCGGCTCCTCCGATTCAATTCTCTTGATGTCATATTGAGAGATGATTTCCGACAGCCGCGCCTGAATGTCCGGTACACTGACGGTTGGACAAAGCGCGAACAACGACTGAGTGACTTGAGACAGTAAATGCTCCCCGGCAGCCTGCATGTCGTCCCCTCCGCAACTATACGTTTTTCGTATTGACTATCTATAGTATAGTGTTATACGTTATTCGTATCAAGTTTCCGGGGGGATTATGTGAAAATTATCATCAAGCTCGACGTGTTGCTCGATAAGAGGGACATGTCTCAGAACGAGTTGTCGAGATTGACCGGTATTCGGCAACCATCCATATTTGAGATGTGCGCCAATAAGACGAAGCATTTACCCCTTAAGAACCTAGCCAAAATATGCGAAGTCCTGAACTGTCAGCTTACCGATATTCTCGAACTTGTCCCGGAGTGATCCGGGGCTTTTTTATTTGTCATCCCCATGTTGTGGTCTTGACGCGGCGACCACGGAATGGTCGTTCCGTTCACGGTTAGAATCTCGACACCCTCCGGAATCGCGAAGTTGTGTCGTCCATTTTGCTCACCATTTTTCGAAACGATTATCACCTTTATCTGATAATCGGAACCCACGGACAGCAATTCAAGGACACCATTCAGGCGATCCGCAATTTGCTGCAGATGCTCGTGATCTTTCATCTGTCACCCCTCCATGAAGGCGAAAATAGCTCGCGCCGGAGACGCGAGCTTGCTGCACAAAATGTTCCGTTTATTCAGCGTCGAGTAAAGCTTGTACATCCGCCCGCCACCTGATCGGCACGTCGTCGATCGTCTTGAGACCTTTAACTATCAAATCGTAGTAGATTTTAGCCATCGATATCGCCTCCTGTCATAAGCTCGGCTAGCTCGGCGAGAGCTAACTGGATCTCCGTCTTGTCCACTTCCTGCGCTTCCGCTAACTCCGCGAGAGCAAGCGCTAGCGCGGTTGTATTGTCTAGTGGCGGCTCGTGACCCACCACTCTCCATGCCCCATCCGCGTCTTGATAGACTTCGAGGTCGACAATTACCGCGCCCTCTGGCAGAGGGTTTTGAGGAATTTGCTCTCCGTCGATATCTATGAATTGGTAGTTCCACTCTCCGATATGTTCAACCATTCCATTCGTCAATACGCATGATTTTATCATTTTGCAGTCCACCCCGTATTCCCTGTTCCGGACGTTTTTACATAAAGCGTGGTCGATGTACTTCCGTCTAAACGCAAGTAAAGGGTTCCAACGGAGGCGGTAACCACACCCTCAGGGCTTCCCGTCCCTCTAAAAATGAAATTTTTTATGTCATATGCCGCAGGAAATACGGTTGTGTCCGATGAATAAACAGATGAAAAAGTTGTATTCCGTGCAATATTTGCAACCGTTGCGCTGGGCGCATATAAAATTACAATAATTGAAACGCTTTGAGGTCCTGTGCCAACAAGCCTAGAAACTTTTATTACACCCTTAGACTTGGAACTATCCCACGATAAATCTGATATCGTGAAATAAGACGATACTCGCAAGCCGGCATTTGTGTATACTGCCTCGTTGGCAGTGATAGCACCCGCCTGTGAAAATCCAACTTCCATTCGTTTGGTCAGCGAACCCGTCGCATTGTTTGTGCCGAAATTAGATGTAACTATAACATCAATTGATCCGTAAAAACCCCCAGGAACCTCGATGTCCAACTTGTCGTTTACGCTTCCACTAAAAACGACAACCGTCGATTTTATAACCATCCGATTTTCAAGTTCGATTTCCGGAACAGTCAATTTTCCGGTCATCACCCCGCCAGAAATCGGCAATCTTGTATTAACTCCATGCGCAGTGGTTGTATTGTCTACATGCTCCTCAAAATCCGCCATTTGTGCAGCAACGCGACCGTCAATATCAGCGATATTTTCCCTGGCCGCATCATGGTCATATGCTGTGTATTGGCGAGCAACCTTGCTCCCCGCACCCCAAGCCTTAGATGCACCCTGAAAGCCGCGCTCAACGCCGGTCAACTCATTCCCTATTATTTCATCGTAACGGATGGTTTCGGCTGTTTCGTCGCTGCCGATCGTCGCAAGGTTGGGGCCGTCCGGTAAATTTGACGCATCCGTTACTTCGATGGTTGTTTGAGTATCGTCAATCGCTTCGACCAACTCTGTCTGCGGGCTGTTAACAAACCCGGGATACATTGGTTGTTGTGCCATCCTACACCCCGCCTTAGTTCAGATTTGCCGCAAGTGATCCGGCAAGAAGCTTAATAACATCCCCATTTAGGATGCTTCGAGGATTTTCTGCTGGACCATAGTAGAGCAAGTTACCGCCCGTCGAAGCATCTCGTATTCCGACATGTGTGATGTTCCCCCAATCAGCCGTTGCGGTCGGGAATGTTATGTCGGAAGCATTGGAGATTGTTTGCTTTCCCCCGACCACGGCCGGCGCTCCGAACGTTATCGCTTGCCTTGCATAAGATCCTCCTGAAACCTCAGTACCGCTATCTGCCGCGGTAGGGTTGGAGGTATACAGCGCAAGATACACCGTCGTCGGCCGCGTGTACGCGGTGTTGCGGAATACCTGATTGAGCAGCGCGGTTGCCAAAAAGTTGCTAACTGCCATTGCCATGATGATCGCTCCTATTCGATTTGATATTCGACTTGCAGTTTTAAGAGATTGATCGTGGTCGACCCAGTGTTTGTCAGCTCGATTAAGGGTGGTGTCGGTTCGCTTCCAAGAGACTGGATATCAATCGGTGTCGGCGACGCCGTGATAGTGGATTCGTGAATAATCTCCGGCCCGTAAGCAAACGGATCGGTGCATTTTAATGTCAGGTCAAATGTGCCGTAACGATAAAATTGTTCTGGGCTCAGCCGTCCGGTCAATTTGGCATAAAAAAACCGGTCCGGTATCTCGTCAAACACGAGGATTCCGGCCGGTAGTGTGGGTTTTAACCAGTTATAGATTTGTGATTGTCGCAAACGGAATGGCATATCATTTGGCTCGATGTCAATCTTCAGATCGATCGCTCTTTTGCTAAACTCTGACCCATAATCGATCGTTCCGGCCCTGCCGTCTGCCTCGTCCTCATACTCTCTCAAATCGGGGTCATGGATTCGATAAGACAATAGGTTAATACCAAAAAGGGAGCAGTGTTGCCCCCGGAAAGTAAATCCATCAGCCAACACCGCCGCCCCCTCTCAATTGCTGTCTCAGGATTTCAACAGCTTCGTTTCCGCCTGATTTTTCGTATGACCTCAAGTCAATTTCGTCTTCCAGGACAACGTCGTTTAGTTCTACGCCTACGATTTTCCCAACCGATATCGATTGTCCACCCCTAGCACCTACGATACTTCCAATCTGCTGCGGTGTCAGCGCCAATTCGCCACGCTTGAAGATAGCTTGGATTTCATCCGGCATGAGGTAGCTTTCGTTTCGGAAGTTTGATTCTCCGACAAATCCACCAGTATGGTAAGCCGGCGTCTTGCCATCTGGCAAATACCAACGGCCGTCCACCTTGCGAATCCAGCCTTGTGACGTTCCTAAGCGGTAATTATCATCCTCTAGACGTTTTCGGTCCGTTGGAGAAGCAGAGGACCACGCTGCACTGTTCGCCATCATCTGAGAGATAACTGCCGCATTACCAGCATTAACTGCTGTTCCTGCCGCCATGGCTGTCTGAAGCTTGTTCATTTCCTCAATGATCAGCGCGTTTGTCTCCTTAAAAGACTTCAACCGCTCATCGTCAGCAAGTTTGTACAGTTTTGTCAGGTCCTTGGTCAGGTCGTCCGTCGCATCCTTCAACTCATCGTACCAGGATTCAATATCCTTCTTCTCTTTTTCCAGCGCTTCCAGCTTCTGTTCTCGCTCATCCTGCAGGCTGCGCTTCTGGTCCTCCACATCCATCTGACGTAGTTTTTCTTGCAACTCGAGAAAATGTTTCTGCCCCTTTTCAGACGTGGCATAGCGGTACTTTTCCATCTCGGCGACAAGGTCGTTTCGTTCCTTCAAACGCTCCTTGTCGTCAATGATGCGTTCCTGGTCTCGGTAAAAGTCCTCGATGGCTTTCTTCCGCTCGTCCAGAGCCGCCAGTTCCGCTTTCTTGGCCTTCTCGATTGCATCTAGGGCTTTCTTCGTCGTCTCTTTGTTGCGTTGCTCCTGCTCCTTTGCAGCCTCTTCTTCGGCTTTCGCTGCGGACTTCATCAAGGCCACTTTTGCCTGATAAACCTGAGTGTCCGCCTGTTTGTACAATTCCGAGTCTTTCATATACCGGTTGCGCACTCGGGTCCAGGCTTCAAGCTTCATTTTCGTTATTTCGTCCTCTGTCTTGCCCGCTAATGTCATACGGCGTTCTTCTTGTTCTATCCACTCAGACGATGCATCAAAAGAGGCCTTATTCATCTGATCCCGGAGCTTGTAAATACGCACTTCTACATCCATTCGGATTTCAGCATTCTTCTTGTACCTTGCCTCCAGTTTTTCGAGTGCTGCAAGTTCCTGTTTCTCACTCATCTGGTTCAGGTCTCTTTTGTACTGTATATACTTTAGTGCAGCTTGATACTCTTCCTGTTGTATTTCTTCAAGTGTTTTTGTTTTCGTTTTTTTAGTCTTTTCATCGACGGGTTCGTCATCTATTTTGAAAATAAAATCGTCCCATCTACCTGTAGTAATTGATGCCAGGTCTTTATCCAAATCATTAATCGTCTGTTGATATTTATTGACGTTCTGTTGCAGTTGCGCTGCGGTCCCTTGTAAAATTAAATCGCCTACAAAGTCCAATCCCTTGGCTAAATTTCCGGGAAGTTTGCTACCGATCTTCGTATCCTCCAGATTGACCCCTTCCGCCTTCATTAAAGCTTCAATCTGTAACTTTGCAAGTTTCAGTTTCGCCTCCGTTTCCTTCTTCCGATTTTCAATTCTATCCTTGGCTCCCTGAGCAGAGACGGCAACTGATTCTTTTTCAGCCGCAATGAGAGTATCAAGCAGATCCTTATTTTTGATGTGCCAGCGCCCTTCTTCATCCAGTTCGGATAACAATCCCGGGTATTCTTGAGTCAACTGCTTAACGACTTCGTTCAGTTGTGATTTTTGAGCAGTTGTAAGTTTTTCCAACTTATCCAACTGCTCATACTGTTTTTTCAAATCACTAACTTTATCGATGTGCTGCACCTGAGTTGCTATATTTCTCAACCCTTCTCGTTCCAACTCTTGGAGGGCCGGAATCGAATCTTTCAGTTGCTCGTTAAGTTCAGCAAGAACCTTCGGTGCATCGTCAGGGGTATTAACACCTAGCGTTGACAATTGCTCATCAAGTTCATTAATTTTTTTCTTCAACTCATCTATTTTTACTTGCTCACTATCGAACTTTACGTAACTAGATATTTTTTTTGCTATCCTTTCAAGACTGTCATCTGGCGATAAAGCGTTTAGTTCATCTTGTAATTCCTTCCTTTGCTCGAGCACTTCATTGATTTTCTCCAGGTCAGCCTGGAGATTCTTAACATCTTGCACAGTACTGGTTAGAGGCGATTCCGAAAGTTTACGATTTAGTTCCTCTTGACTCTGAGCAAACTTCCAAATCGATTCCGTTGTAGCGTCTGCGGCGCTTTTATAAGCCCACACTCCTGCTGCTAATATGCCGATCCCAGTTATAATCCAGCCGATCGGGCCGGCCAATACATTCAGCGCCGCACCGAATGCTGCCATCCTTGTCGTTGCTGCGGCTGCGGCCGTACTCGCATCTAAGATAGCCTTCCGGAAATAGTTGACTGCCACGGTGGATTTTCCTACTACTGGAATCATTACGACAATGCCCGCAACAAGCGCACCAATGGCAAGAGTAAAGGCTGTAATTCCCGCAACAACATCTTTATTCTGGGCCGCCCATTTTTCGAATCCCACAAGGATAGGGGTAATTGTCTCCATTGCTTGGTCAAGCACAGGTATATAAGCTTCCCCAATGATTTGCTGTGCCTCTACCCATTTAGCATTAAGAGCAGCTTGCCGGCCGCTGAAGGATTCGGTAAGCTTTTCGGCGTCGCCAAGATACGGTCGCGAAAGTTGGAGGATTCCGAGATATTTCGCTTGTGTCCGCTCTGCTTGTGTTAATGCAGATACCTTCTTGCCGATTGCTTGCGCACCCTTTTCAAGGATCAGCGAATAGTTCTCCGTCATGCCGGAAAGATCGCCAATTTCAGAAGATTCCGTTTTGAAGGACTGGGCTAGGTTTTCAACTGCTTGTGAAAAGGATATTGTTTCGCTTTTGCCAAATGCCGCTCGGTCTTTGAAAGTTTCAAGCAACTCATTCGCCTGATCCAATCCGAGTCCCGTGGAGAGTAGAGACTTCAATCCAGCAGCATAAGTAGAAACCGGCGCCAGTCCATCTTTGGCCAACCCCTGAACGGCATCGTTTGTATCGTCGATGTTTTGATGAAACGACATCGCGATACTATTGAGTCCTTTGAGCGAGTTTTGCAGTTTATTTGTCTCTCCAACCGTCGCTTTGATAATGTCGGCGATCTTTTGGATAGACACAATGCTGCCAATGGCGATCAGGATAGACTCAATTCCTTGCAGAGATTGAGTCGCCTCATCAGCTGCATCGGCTGTATCGTTTAGCTGTTCTTCGATTTCCGCGATTTGCTCCGCGTCCAGACCCATATTTCGCAACTGCTCTCGCACAGCCTCTAGCTGCCGTCGAAGCACTTCCGGGTTCGTATTTCTGATGTTATCTTGGATACGTTTGATTTGGTCTGCATTCAATCCGATCTGACTGAGTGCCGCATTTAGCCCGTCAAAACTTCCTGATGCAGCTTTCGCTTCCGCGCTCTGTCCTCTCAGATCTTCTTTTATCGCTCTAAGTTCTGCCCGCATTTCCCGAGCATCTGCCGTCAACCGTGCTCGCAGCTCGCCGAGATCCACACTATATTCCTCCCCTCATCCGTAGTAGGAGTGCTTGATATTGTTCATCAGCAGTCTTTGCTTGTGCTGTCGGTTTCGGAATCCGAGATCGATGTTTTTCGATGATCGTCTCGCGCGCGTCCTTATCAGACACATGCGGGAAGATAGATACTTCAATGTCATCTAGATAATCACGCGCTCTGCGCTCTCCCTCCAGCCTTATCAAGTCCGGCAGGTCCACCCAGGTATATTCGTTCTCGATTTCATATTGCGTCTTTCTGAGCGTCGCACAGCACCTCAAGACAAACTCTTCTGCGGTTATTCTTTGGCCTGCATTCGCGTCACGATGCTTGTCACGAACTGCTGCGCCATCGGCGGAATCAGGCCGCTGAGGTTTCCCAGAGCGTTGTTCATATCGTTCTTTTCCCAAACCTGTCTCAAAAACTCAGTACATTCCGCTAGTCCCGCGTGTTCGTCCAGGTATTCAAGCGGAATGTCGCTGAGAATGGAGGTCAGTTCGTAAATCTCGTCTATTGAAACGTCAGCAGCAGCCACGATGAACGCTGCACGGTCTTTTTCAGGTGTCAAGAAAAGCTTTACAAGTAAGTCTCCAATCGTGCCGATATGATCGGTCAGCTTTTTGAGTCTTGCCCGTGTTAGTTTTGGAACCTCGATTTGTTTGTTTCCCAGTTGAACACGATCGTTCTTAAAGAAAGAAAACATATGAATCCCTCCGTGGGATGAAATAGAAAGAGAGGGCCGTAGCCCTCCCTGTTTGATTGCTTAAGCAGTTGCTGTAATATCTCCCCAACTGTACACGAGTCCTTTCGGTATGGCGTCCAGATCGGGATAACCGAGCGCATTAACTGGCATGCGAAGGTTGTTGTCCAACACAAATCCGAAGTTAGCGTCAAACTTCAACGAGCACTTCGCGATGTAAATAAAGCGATTTGGATCCGTGATCCCCTGCGGTTTAATAACCGCACGCTTCGCTGGCAATACTTGCCCGGCAAGTCCAGTCACATCATATCTCCGCTTGGTGCCGTCGACGACTTCCGTAACATCTGTGTCGAATTTAACGACCTTGCTATAATCGATCGCGGCCGACTCAAAAGCAACATTGGCCGTCATGCCGGTCTTTACCGTTTTGAGCGGCGCACTCCCCGTTTGGTCAGCGGTAGGCTCAAAATACGTCGTCGTCGTCGTGAGGTTGATTCCGCCTTGCGTCAGGTCAAACGTGATAGCTCCAGCAGCCTCTGTTCCGTCGGGGTTAATATCCCAGATAAAAATACCGGGACCCGCATAAATCTGTTCAGCTACTCCCATGATTTTCAATACCTCCTTTCAAAATTAAGGCATGCTCAGCACGCCAACCAACACGTCGGTTTCGTCGGAAACATCAACGTGTACCGCCCCGTCATGGTTATACGGCTCAATCGGAAATGGACCGACATAACGCTGTTCTCCTGCCGGAACGGCGACGACTTTTGTACCGGAACGGCCAAATCGATCAGTTACCATTGTGATTGTCACATCGATGGATGATTCGCTTCCATTGTCGACATACAGCAATTGTCCTCCATTGTTGCCAAACTGCATACCGTCAGTGTCATCAGCTGCGATCGTACTGAGTTCCACACCGTTTAATCCCGCCGCGGTGCGGGGGATAACTACCCTTGGCATTGCCTATCCCTCCCTCAAGTAAAACGTAAAATTGGTTGAAAACATTGGCCGGCTTTGCTCATCTTGTCCGAGATAAATCGGATTAGACTGCATCGCAAGACACGAAAAAACCATCGAGTTTCCAACGACGAAATTGGATTTGCGATGGAGAAACGAAATCAGCCTCTTTGCCTCTGCTTCGGTCGCCGCAATGTTAGTTGTGTTTGTCTTGAACGCCTTACCCTTGACGATGACTTGGAACGTCGGCCGCTCGGTCAGAACATACTCATGCGGAGACCAGCCGCCTGATCCCATGACATATAGGGCCGGCAGTTTGTTGTCCGGCGTATCTGTTGGGATGAAGTTAGGCACAGGAGACACCGAGAAACCAGAAGACGTCAGATAGGCTATCAGTTCCGTTCCCAGCACACAATCACCCCCGCAGGATTTCGGACAACTCTCGCATCATGAGTTGTTCATTCATTTTCAGCGCATTCTCCAGGAATTTTTTCCCTGGCATATATCCGCCGTGTGGACCCTTTGAAAGCGTCTTTTCTCCGGGTGTCAGTTCCACGATATCGCCGCTCTTAGTTTTCCGGAATCCCTCATGCTGGACAACGGCGTAATCAATTTCGGGCGATACTCCGATATCGACATGGACAGTCCCGTTATCTCTTTCAACATCACCGACGATTAATCCGGCTTCCAGGTCTCCCTCGTCTAATGGAGCAAGTTTACGACCATCGAAAACTACCTTGAGCGCAAGTTTCTCCAGACGTTCCTCAAGCCTACGCAATATTTCCCCGTCCAGTTGCTCGAGATTCTCGATCATGGCGTCAATGCCCTCGAGATCAAAACGGAATATCTCCCGATTATCCATAGACGACTACCTTCTTTACATCATCAGTTCCGAGGAATTTTCTGACTTCATAATGTGCGACAAGCACCGTCACTTTTTCACACAAGGCATTCACATATTCGATCCTGTCGTCAAAAGATATCGCGTTAACGCCTTCCAGGTGAATTTCGTATGCGACTTGGATTTCCTCGCCGCGAGCATTCTTAATCAGTTTTTGTTCCTCAACGACCTTGGCGTTTTTCTCGATTGGGATTGCCGGGTAGGGGAATCCCCACTCATCTTTCCCGGAGTGAAAATGTACAACCGAGGCAGGATACCCGAAGATGCTCATATCAGCGCACCGCCGTACTGCCTCTGTGCCTCTTCCGCGGCTTCCCGCTCGGCCAGTTCATCCGCGGTAGGTCCAAGCAATTCGTGCACGTCAGGAGAGACGACAGGGCGCTCTCCGTCTTTGTACGTGACGGTCTCGCCGTTATCCTGCACTGTCTTGACGTTGTGCTTTTGGTATTTAAGCGCCGGGTCGATGCCCTGAAGCTCCCAAACAGCCTGATAGGCGACGACAGAAACGTCAAACGCTTGGTCGGGATACCAACGAGTTAGATTGCGTTCAGCCTGTACGACGGCTAACTCCTGCTTCTTTGGCGTAGCACGGTCCCATGCGTCCGAGTCCAGCAGATTATCCGCTATCCAGGTCGCTACGTCTTCTGGATTCACGAGACATCACCTACTTGTCACCTTTGTTAGCTTCCTCGGCTGCTGCAATATCCGCAGTAAGGGTTTCGGCATCTTTCTCGGCAAATCCCTCGATTCCGAGTTTCTCGGCTTTCTTACGGAGCGCCTTGAGTTCCTTTTCTGCCGTCTTCGCAGCTTCTGCTGCAGCTTTTGCGGATTCCTCTGCCGCAATCTCCTCGGGCGTCTTCTTGATTTCCTCTCCGACGTCTTGAGAGATCATTTGCTGTCCGATCTCATCGGACACATCATTCAGTACGTCGCCAGGAGTTCGCCATTGTCCGCCGTATTTTACAACGCCAGTCACTTTGATCCTCACTTTGATTCACCCTCTCCTAAATGGTAAAGAGCGCCCGAAGGCGCTCCATTAAAGAACAGTTGCCGATACGATAGAGTCAGCAAAAGCAAGCGCCGGGAAGTTCAGGGCGACGCCGGCCGTGCGGACACGGATCGGATTCTTCGTCACGTCACGGAAGACGTACAAGCCCATGTCGCCCGTCCGCTCTGCGGGGATGTCGGCAGCCAGCATTTCCTCGGTCGTCTCAGCCCACAGGTAGTTACCAAGAGGGCCTTCCGGCATAAGGATGAAGCGGCTATCCTCGAACGTACGCGTCGTCGTATAGGCCACTTTCCCGCCCATAAGCGCACGATTCTCGTTACGCAGCATCTTGTCGTTCACGGCGATACGCGGAAGACCAAGATCGGTTAGAACCGAGTTAAGCTGAGTGCGGTTGAGTTGCGGCGGATTGGCCGAACCACTCGGATTGCCAAAGTATTGAAGCCGGATCGATTTGTTTTGCAGAAGCAAGGAAAGAACCTTGCTCGATGTCAGCGCACGAGAAACGACGATGCCGAGCGCCCTGCGGTTATCGACCCACGTTTGGATGTCGGTCAGAGGCGTCGAGTTCTCCGTGTCGCTCCATCTGTCTGTGCCCGTCAGGACCGGCTTTTGATCGTTTGTGAATCCATAATCAACGCTAATCCGTACGTCTCCTTCGACATAGGACACAGCTCCTGTAGCAGCCAGTTTCATGCCGATCCACTCGCGACGGGCGCGGATAGCATCCACTACAAACCCGGCATCGTCGAGTTGCTTGTTGCGCAATTGGTTAACTTCCTGCGGCCGCAGACCGAAGTTTCCGGATGCTTGCAAAGCTAACCGCACAAGACGCTCGTCCATATACCGGCCGAGTTGGATCTTCGGAATTTCAACCCTCGTTCCGGACAGTCCTTCACGGGACGCATACTCGACCTCCGTACCGAGTTCGGCAATTTTCGCCATGACCGGAATGTTGCCGGATTCCTCGCGCAGGACATCAACCGTCAGTTCTGCTGTCTCCTTGGGCGGAAACAGCAGCGGATGAAGATATTCCTGATCGATCGCCAGGTTGCGAGAGTACACAAGCAAGTCCGAACCGGTCAACGCCTGTTCAAGCGTCAGGTTGATCGGCTCATCAGCAAACGTTTGGAGATCCATTTTCATATACGATTTTCTCTTCAAAGTTATCAGCCCTTCCTTCGATTAGGCGAAGACAACGTGCGGCATTTTCCCCCGCAGCGTCGCATCCACCGTAACCGGAATTCTTTCGGAAATTACCTTAACGACCTCATAACCACCGACAACGTGGTCGCCGTCTTTGACGTTGATTCCACGCTTGAGAATGACCGTAGGGTCTGCTCCTCCGTCTGTGCCTGCTACAACAGTGCCAGCAACCTGTTCTCCAGCAAGCGCCGTAACCGTGATCGTATTCGTTTCATAGTTGATCGCGCTAATCGTCTTTGTTTCATTTCCGATCTTCACCTCGTCACCAACAATAAACCGACTTGCATCCGACAAAATGACAGCCGTTGCAGCCGACGCGGCCGTTGTCTGTACAGTTGTGCCGGTATAAGGCCGAAACTTTCCGGATGCTGTGATTTTCGCCATCGGCATACCCTTGCGGATGATTCGATTGCCGTCGGCGTCTGCCGGGACTTTCGCGGAATCAATCGTAATGCCGTTGTTCACTTCCCGGATGACCTCGAACGAGGCGAGGATCTCCGGTTCTGCTTCGACCAAGAACCGGTCTTTAGGTTGCAGTCTCATTTCTTTTCACTCCTTGTCAGGACCATGGATTATGAACCGTTTGATTTTGCGGGATCACGCCGCGTCCCTGTGCCTCTTTGATCAAGGCCTCTCGCCGCGCTTTGTCGTCACCACCGCCCGAACCACCGCCAATCTGAGCGCCGAAAGCACCGTTTCCGGTCTTTTGCTTTCCCAAGTGAGGTTTCTTTTTCAGCAGTTCTTCGAGAACCTCTTTGACGGTAGTGACCTTGCCCTCGTCATCCACTTTGGCGACGATATTGCCTTTCTCGTCTTCTTTTGCACCTGTCAGGTCAGCAAACGCCATCGCTTCTTCCCAATCGACGAACCCGAGTTCGTTCGCCACAACCTTTACCTCAGATGCAAGCAGGCGCTTGAAGGTTTTGTCATTCTGTTCCTTCAACTTTGCCTCCACAATCTTGTCAACATCGACAGGATCGGTCTTTTTATCTTCGTCCTTCTTTTTTTCTTCCGGCTTCTTTAAGGCCGCTTGCATCGCCTCTACTGAGTCATATCCAAGTTCCTTGGCAAGAGCCGTCTTCGCCGCTTTCTCAGCCCTGGAAAGTCGGGAAGTAACTGCAGCATCGAGTTCTGCCTGAGTGAATGTCTTGTCCTTGTTGGGATCAGGCGTTGGATTCGGATCCTGATTTGGATTGGGATCGTCGGCAAACGTCTGTAAGTCCATTTTCAAGGAAAAGCGCTTTTTATTTTCGAACATAATGACCTCCTGTTTAACGTCCGGGTGGACTATCCTCGAGCGCAGTTTAGCGTCATGCCACGGTTTGGACGAAATAAAAAAGCCGCTGTTGGCGACTTAGTAAACCCCTGTTATTGTGCAATTGTGATAATCGATTGCATGGCCTTTGATAAGCTTAAAGCCATGAGATCGATCAGATCTTTTTCCGGGGAAAAATCCGACCTTGAAAAGCGGGATCTTCCATCCATATGACCAATAAAGGTGATGGATTCGATGTATTCCCGTCACTAACTGCAACACACGAAATATTTTACGTTTCATCGGTAAGCCTCCTTTCTAGCTAATGCAACCAAACCACGACTAATCGCTTCTATCGCCTGTTCCTCTGCGACATGCAAAGGCCCCTCAAGGCTTTCTGTGAAGAACCACAAATGCAGGTGGAGCAGTTCATGGACAAGCGTCAATTCCATGTCCTGCGGCTCCATGAGACCAGGAGGATAATCAACAGGATCAAGAATACGTATCTTTGCCATCCGCTTCTCCAGAGTCGGATTTATCGTTCCCATCGTGTTTTCCATTCCCATGTCTCGTTCGCGGACGATGGAAACCGATACAATCCAATCCTGCAACCGGAGAATTCTCTGCCATTCTGCGCACTTTTCGCGTATTTGATCCTCTGTAAAAATGACTTCCTGCACTATCTGTCACCTCCTGCATTAATCTTCCGATAATCCTCCTGCAAGTCCCGATAGGATTGTGTATTCCGTGCCTTCCAACTGGCAAAAGTTCGAAGGTTCGGTGCGTCCGGGATTGCCGCTTTGTACCTGATCCATTGTTTTCGGGTCTCGTTTTTCCTCGACTTCACCTTCTGAATCTCGTTGTAACGCCTGATGTTCCGAGCCGTCCGGTTGTCCTTGAATGGCCGGTTAGAGTCAGTGACCATCTTCGCGACCTCATCCGTCGTGGCGTATTCCTCTATCCACGGCGTCAAGGAATGGACGCAATGCGCATGGTAAGGTGGCCGGCGCTCGAGTTTCGGGAATCGCTCGTCGTTCCCGCTGATCGAATAAACCCGTCCTTGCATCGTGGCACAGTATTCGCACGTGATTCCGACGTAATTGACATAGACAAGATCATAACCGTTCTGAGTTGCCATGTTCTCAGATCCGGTTACGTGCGCCTTGCGTTGGTGGTAATGGACGACGCCGGCCATGTAAGCCATAGCCGGTATTCTAGCTCCATTCTTGGTAACCATACCCGTGATACCCTGCGCGTTAAGATCTGCAATTGCCTGTTTCGTGGCTTGTCGCCTGTTCATACCCTCGATTAGTGATTGCTCATTAGCGCGTCTCGTCGCCTCTGTGATGCGCCGCTTGGCGTCTGCCGACATATGCTCTGATGCTTCAAGAATCGAATAGAATGCCTCGTCCATAATCGCCTGCGCGGCCCTTGTATGGATCAAGGGGCGAAGCGTCTGCTCGATGGACTCCAAGGCGATTCCGACCGCTGTAATGCTCTCGACGGCTGCAGCGGCCCCGGCGCGGTATTCATCGCTGACTAGAGCGGCCATTTGATTGCTTGCTTTACCCGTCAACTCCTCGATTATCGCTTCAATCTGTCGCAATAATGCTTCCTGCCTTCGGCGATTCCACGAGCCTTCTTCCAGTTGCTGAATCAGCTCACGCAAGCGCTCATCCGCCCGGGTATACAATGCGATTATGCTCTCTGCGGTAGCCATATCACAACGTCACCTTTGGCGGTTGCCGCAATTGTGGATCGAAAGAATCAATAGCTTTGCCTTCTTCAATCTTCTTGATTTCTTCCATAATTGCTGCTTCCGACCAGTCTGGATGTATCTTTCTAACCGTCTGCTCCAGCGATTGAGCGCCCGCCTCGTACTTCGCTATTTCCTCTGCCGCTTTTTCACTGTCAGCTTTCGGCAACATATCGCCCCATTCGATGACCGGTGCTATCGGATTCATGTTTGTTCCTCCGAGTGCGTTTTCGAGAATGATGCATTTCCGAATTGCTGCCTTTATCGCTGCGTCGAACTTGTCTTTGATCGCCTCTGCCTTGATGACCGATTGAATCCATAGGTAAAGGAGCGCTATCCCCGAGTCCCCCTTTCCTTCCTCCAGCCCTGCGGCCTGCGGGGAGGTCTTGGAAACGGCGAGCATGTACTTGATAAGTCGTTCGACGTGTTTGAAAGATTGTTCCGTTTTTGCGTCCCAAACAATGTACATCGGGATTGCGCCTTTGTTCTCGTCGTAGGAGACAACCTCCAGGTCAGCGTTTCTAACGAACCGAGCGCCGTAATTCCTGTTGTTGTTGTTGGCGACCGTGTCCCACAGTCCTTTAGGGATAGCCAACTTAGGTTTCCCGTGTTTTTCGAATACGATTGAGTCACGGGTAATCGTCCAGTTTATCTCCTCTTGGATTTCAGCTACATTTCTCAGCGCTGACCGGCCACGCGGCGTATAAAGCGTATCCTCATTGGTAACTACACCGATCAACAATTCGGTTACGCCGGATAGTTCAATATTGTCCGGTACTTCAGCGCCATGTTCAGCTGCGTAGGCAGCAGCGTCTACCTCATCACCCACCGAATCACCTTCGAACTTGAAAACCAGTTGTTCGACGGTCAAAACGTTAACACCTAGTCGATGGCGTTCGACCCTCAGGAATCTCTTCTTGTTGGTCTCTTCGCCCCATTCTTCGATCCACGCAACGTCAGCGCCTTTGCCGTCTGTGTGCGGAAGGTATTGGTCCCCAAGCAACCACTCGAACCACACCTTTCCGGATTCATCCCGGCGAGGGCGATAAGCGATTGACCCGTCCACCTGATGAGAGACGACCGCCGCCCATATCTTCTCGTTGATTTGCGAAGCCTCTGCGACCGCCTTTACAAAAGCTAATTCGTCTTCGCTCGTTTCCGTGTCAGCCGAGATGTTTCCGAGCGCACGGTTCAGGAGGTCAGCCGGTATCTCAGCGACGAGACTCGAAAAGTTGACGACAATATAAGGATCGCCCGTATCGATTGTCTCGAATGACTCTTCCCACCGTTTATAGCCGACTCGCTTACGTTTCAACCGCCTATCTTTCCCGGCATATTTGGCACGAGGGAAAATCTTCGCATGCTCCCCGTCATACAACAACCGATAATAGAGCATTTCCAACACGATTTGATCATATGGAGTAGGAGGAAAGCTTTTGTTTTTGTAGACGATGGTCAGTTTAATCACCTTCTTTCAGGGCAAATAAAAAAGCCGCTCGAGTGAGCGACTTACATTCCCGGTATCCAATCTCTTATTTCTTTTGCTGCTCGATAAATCTTCGAAGATGCAGTGTTTTCTGAAAGGTACTGGAGACCCAACAAAGTTATACTTGGATTTATCATTTTGAAGTCTCCGATATCTGAACCTAACGTGCCCACATCCCTAAACCCGTCAATAAGCCCCGCATCGATCATCATAGAAATAATTCTATAACGCCTGACTCTTGTCACTCCTAGAGTTTCAGCACTAATTGGGTCGGGATCTACTATTTCATCATCCATCGATTTATCCAAATGCTCAAGTATCTTATAAACAATTTTCATCGAATCCATTCTCAAACCTCCTTTTAGGTAAATATATCATATTTACCAACCAGAAGGACGTTGATTGCTATAGAGCATTTCCTTATCAGTCACGAACGAAAGAACAACCGCGTCTGCGCGGTCCGGAGAATCAAGCCCACGTTTCTTCATGTCCTCTTTACGTTCAAGTGCAATCTTGCCTTTGCTTGTCATGCGGTATTTCCTTTGCGACAGTTGGGTTATCAAGCGTTCGTCGTTAGGCAGTTCAACGCTGATTGGTTCGCCTTGCAGGTGTTTCGAAAAACAGTCCTGCAGCACGTCGCGAATGACGGCCCATGCTTCTGTTCCGCGGTTCTCATAATGTTCCTCTTCGTCGTCCGTCGGCCGGCTGCCGTTATTGATCGGAATGACTCGCCAATCGTATAGACGCTCTTCCAGAATGACCTCGTTCAGCCTGTCCGTAACTCCACCGCCTACGCCGCTGTCATCAACCGTAATCACGACGTTTCGTAGTTGAGTGAAGGAGCGGAGCATTTCCTTTCCGGCCGCAATTACCCGTCCAGCCGTCGCCATCGTGTCTTGCTTGTTATAGACTCTTAGATCGAATACCTTCATTCCGATCCGTGGAGCTATCGTTGTCTCGTCGTCACCAAAACGCGCAACGTCCACGCCCAAATGCAGGGTATCTCCCACTGGTTCGACGGTTGCGCCTGCGGCCAATTCCACGATCTCAAGCGCAATAAATGCATCCGACTCTGCCTTGGGAAATTCACCGTAAACCCGAACACGAACAACGTCGCTCTCGGCCCCATACTTGTCGATGAGCATTTGAATGTTGTCCCGGCTCGTTCGTTTGCTGTCCCGGCTGTCGACTTTGTGAACCTTGAACCTTGACCGGTCCCGATTATGTGAATCATAAAAAACCCCCGCAGTTCGCGTAGGGTTTCCGCACATAAGCAGTTTATTTTCAGGTCCGGTCAGCGTACCCAATATGGTTTCCATGATTGGATCGGCAACACCTGAAGCTTCATCGACCACGAACAGCATATAGTCCTCATGAAATCCGGCCATGTTCTCCGGACGTGTAGCTGTCCGGGCTGTCGCGAACCATCTTTCCTCATGGCCGATCATGTAAATCTTCGTCTTCGTCCACTTCAAGAGGTTCTTTACTTTCGACCTTTCCAGCCACTTGGCGACTTCTGCCCACAAGACATCATGCAATTGTTGCCTTGTTGGAGCTGTGCATATGACCTTCGGGCTTGGCCGACATGTCAGGAACCAAATTACAATAGCGGCTTCGAATGCTGTTTTCCCGACTCCCTGACCGGAACGAACACTAACCCGCGGGTTCGACGCGAGGTCCATCATAGCCGCTCTCTGCCAATCGTCGGGATCGAAATCGAGCATATCTTCGGAAAAGGATACCGGATCATCCCAATAGAGGTCGATCAGGTCTGTCAGCGTGGCGACGACGTTGTATGGCTTACTCATCGGGCTTCACCCGGCTCTTTCTCTTCTCGGCGGCTTCTTTAAGAGCCGCGACCCAATCCTCTGCTTCGGAGTTTTTGCCGCCGCCATTGACCTTCTCAACCTCAGCGTTCGTCTTTTCGACCTGTGCCTGCATCAGGGATAGTTTAGCCCGGCGTTCATCGTTCTCAGGAGCCATGTCGAGAAACTGTTTAATAGCACCTCGTAATTCACGCATCATTAATACATCAGCTTTAGAGGCATTGGCGAACTTATCATGAGCGAATTGGATTTCGTATTCTTTTTCTTTTCCGTCACCAAACTGTCCAGGCATGAACTTTTTACGTTTCAGTTCTTTTGTCATGTCGTCCTTATCTTTAACGTGAGTAATTCTTTGTCCGTGAAGAAGCTTCGCCTGAAGCATAATGATATTATTCCAAAGCATTTCGAGCGGATCGGCATCTTCGATTTCTTTTACGATCTCAAGAATTGACTCCGGTAGGTACTTGGCATAATAACCATGTTTGACTGCATTTTGATTCCCGAGTGGAGCGCCGCCATTATTCCCAACAGCGTTCTTATTCCCCTTAGGAGCTCCGCGAGGACGTTTCATTTCGATGTTGTCCCAGTTGTCCAAGTGCTTCCATTGGCGTACTCTCGCACTCGTCACACCAAGCTTGTCCGCAATCTCTTTTGGAGTCAGTTTCCCCTTGCTTTTGATCCACATTTCAAGGGCTTTAACCCTGTTTCCGCCACGTTCAGGAGCCATTACATTTCACCCCACCCCCAACTATTTGAGTTGTCCTAACGCTTTAAGGGGGCGTTACAGATCAATCCCATCAATCCTCTCGCCACCATCACTTTATTTTGCTGAACGGAATCGCCTAGTAAATGTAAGTAGAGATACACATAAACATATTTCTGTTGCACTCATTAATTTCCGAATCCCTTGATAGATCAATCTTTTCCCATCTTAACAGGTCGAGCGCAACATTAACCGGTTTGAGTGTAACTCAATCGTAAAATCATAGCGTCCAGAGCGTCCTGTGTCAGCCCTAAATAGCGCAAAGTGTCTTCCTGAGACTCATGGCCGAACGCCTCCATTAGTAACGCCATGACGTAGGAGGACTGCTCTGGCGGCGAGCTCGTTATCATGTGATAGCCCCAAGTCTTTCGGAGCGAATGACATCCAATTTCCTCGAGTCCGAAATACCGCGCTGCCTTACTGAGCATTTTCCAAGCTGTCTCCCGCCGAACAGGAAGTCCAACTTCTCCGGTTTTCGTTTTCCGCTGCCTAGAAGCGAATAAATATGCATTCTCCGGCATATCCCGAATATAGATTTCCAAGTCTTCACGGTAATCCGGATGGATTATGAACTTTTTTTCCTTGCGCCGCTTCTTTCTGCGGTTTTTAATCTTTTCGGCGATAAAAGTGACGTGAAGTTGTCCTCTAACTTGCCATACCTGAAGGTTGAGTAAGTCAGAAATCCGTAAACCGCTATGAATTCCCATTGCAAACAGAAGATAATCCCGGAAATTTCGAACCTTCAGATAGTTCTTGATCTGGACTATGATCGCCTTGTCCCGGATCGGTTGGACAGTCTTCACGGCAACCACCACCAGACGAGCAATCCGATGAAACCCCACATTATTGCACTCAACCCGAGCGCATTAATGAGACCTCGAAAGAACCCCAGTCCGTCATCCTGTTTTTCCATGACGTTTTACCCTCCGTTCCTTCCGATTCCGCGACATTTGGCCGGCGAAAGGCGCGAGTCTACGAACCACCCATCTATTGAGCCGCTGTAACATGATTGTCCTCCTTTATGCATTTGATCCAGGGGCAATATAGGACTGTATCTCTCCACTGACCATAAGGACAGCCAACGCATTTATCTGGGGGATGCTCCGGATGCAACATTTTCCGATCTCGTTGTAAGTTAACCCCGCCCTTTCGGCGGATCTTTCTGCATTTAACCAAGGCGGGACAACTCCTTTAAAAGAAAATTGGGACGATCAATGTGATCGCCCCTTTATGAGGAGGAAGGTTGGGAATAAAAACGTGAAGCGCGGATACTATGCCTCCACGCTGGGCAGTCTTGCCAAACTGAAAACACCTCCCGCATGAATGTATCGTCGCTATACACACAATGTCGGATCGGTGTTTTTATTAGAGGTTTATCGCCTCTTCGATTAGCCGGAAAGATCCGGTTAATTGAAGAAGGGACAAGCCCTCCTGTCGGGTCTCGAACCCGATACCCATCTCCACACGCTCGGCGACTTGCGCCTAAGGTCGTTAACCCACCGCGTGGCCGGGTCCGCAAAGTAATAAGGGATACAGCGGAGTCGCCCGGGCTTCTGCCCTATTTGACTCTACTGTATCCCTATATAACGTGTGGATTATTCTCTCTTTACGTGCCGCCAACTAGCATTTTATGTGCAATATTAATAGTTAAAGAGGATGAGACTCTCCGCGACAGACTCTATGCCCTCGTTAAGCTTACGACCGACCGTTGACTGGTCCCAAGTGCTGAACCTAATTAGCGTGTCTTTATGCCGGCGAAACTCCCCATTGATGTACTTGTGCTCGATCATCTCACGGATCTCTGGATCAAGTATCAGTCTGACGGCACTTTCAACGGACTCGACTTGCTTCTTCGCCGTATTGTATATCTTTAATTGGTCTTTAGCAAGCCCGTCCGTTCCTTTGCGTTCGAACTCAGCCATTACTTTCTTGTTCTTTCTGTACCTATTCAGTAGCGCCTTTGCAATCTTTTTATCTGCTTCAGTTGCACTCGGATATAGTTCTAATTGCAATGTACCCACACTCCCCCACACCCTTCGATTATGGTATAATCGGTGTAGGAATATACGTTCCCCCGACCGGCTCCCCAGCTCAGGATCGGGGGTCTTTCTTATTGTTGGACAATTTTAATGTCTGCTGCCGGCAGCGTAATCGCCTTCTGTCCCACAAACAACGTCACGCCATCTGGCTTCACAAGCTTAAATCCATCTATCTCGTATGGCTCTTCACCGTCTTCGTGAGCGATGAGTTTGCGAGTCAAGTCGAGTTCTTTCATCCCTTCTCATCCTCCCCGACGAGTTTCTTCATATTTTCCGGCCTCCCGCAGTAATTCTTTGATATCCCATGCCTTCCAGTGTCCCGCGCGATCCTCCATCCGGGATATACGACTTATTTTTGTTATTAGCGCTTCTAGTGACATAATTTCTCGTTGTTGAGTTTGCACTACTTCGGATAATTTTTTCGACTCTTCCAGCCAATATGATAAAGCCATTTCTGCTTCTGTTTCTCCGTCGCAAAGCGCTATATCTTCTTCCCATTGCCGCGCTGTATTTCTCTTTATGATCATTTTTCTGTAACCTCCCCGAGTAAATGTGGATGGTCCCAACGATTGCCGATGACTTCAAACCTGCATTTATCGTTATCTTCGATGTATTGCCAAAGTGGGAAAGAGTTGTGGCGAATGAGAACAGATGTTGTTTTAATGACCTTTGCCATATACTGCGCCTTATCTTCTCTCCAGTATATTAAGTATGTGGCGTGTTCACCGGTAGCAATGTCTCCGTCGAAAATTTGCTTATCGTTACAATCACGTTGTCCGATATATTGCCCTACCGTATCAGGATCGACTTCGACAATATCGTGACCAATGATATTCCGGGTATTTTTACGAAAGTAAATGCAATGTCTCGGCTCTTTCCACTGTTCGTCTAATAGATACCATCCATACACCCACTCACCGTTATCTATCCTCTTGCCTCTATACTCTCTCATTGGCTATCCTCCCCGGATATAGTGGTTAATAGGGCTGCTCGACAGATTGCTAATGGTGCTGTTTCGGAATTGGTATCAACTCCAGACATCCCCTCAACGTTGTTAGCGCCGATTAACGTTCTATACCGTTGCTTGCGAGGGTTCCACGCTACTTCGAACCAAGCGCCTTGATCCTTGATTTTTTCGAATACTTCCCACGCTGCGGATATTGATGTTGAACGGTCTTTTACCCTGTAAAATCTGATGTTGTGAGTTGTGCCTGTAGTATCCCAAACATCAAAAGGATCGCAAATTGCAAGAGGGTCATCTGGTGTCGTTAGTATTAATTCAAAGAATGCTTTTTCCACCATCAAATCCAACTCTCTCCCAGGCTCCATAGCTAATATAGATTCACGGGTTAACATTCCTGTTCGCCTCCAACAGCAATTTGTCATATGTTCTTTTCCACTCGAAGTTTTCTTTCTTTAGCCTCTCTATCTCTTCTGCCTGATGGTCAATTACAACAAGCGCATCCCTAGCGATCTGGCTGTATTCCTTCTTGTAGCGTAGGCTATCCGTTAAATCCGCAATCTTATTACTCATTTTGGCTATCCTCCAATGCTTTTAGGGCTGCCATACAGACGGCGAATGGTGCTTTAGTTGCTCCATTGTACTCGCCGTAATCTCCTTCATATGTTTTGAAGAAACGGGCGTGATGCTTATCTGTGCCCTCTGATTCGATGACGTATTCCCATCCCCTCCGCTGCATCTCCTCTACTACTAATTGCATTCCTGACCATTTCGTAGAGTATTCCGGAAGTAACGCCCACGCTTTTTCTTCTGTTGCTGCCCATATTGCTGACTGCCATTTTCTTTCGGTCGAAGTGTAAGCGGCGGGTAATTTACGATCCATTGATGGACCAATTACGATCAGATACCATCCGTTTCTATAGTCCTGTTCGTTCTCCATTCTGATAATTTGAGCATTGAACAATTTATAAGCGATTTGTTTATCTAACTCCGGTCCCGGCTTATCGATCATATAATATCCTCCTTGGGGTGGTTAGGGCTTATACGGCTGCCGCTGTCGCTACTTAAGATTATTGATTGCATATTTTCGGTGTCTTTTATCCCTAAAATCTAACAGCTTTTCGGATACCTCTTCATGCGATTCCTTCACCTCATATAGCGAGCCGTTCCATTTTATTTCTGTTCCGTTTCCTTTCGGTCTGAATGCGATATCGACAGGAAAATGAATGTGATTCCCTTCCTGGTCAGTTAGTTTAATCACCCTTATATTCACTCCTTTCCTATATATTTAATGATTTATTGCGGCAAAGCCGCCATCGTCCCGACCGAATCCGCCTAACGAAGTGGGGTCCGTATCACCCCTGCCCCTCTAATAGGGAATCCTCATATCTATTTCCCTTTACCTCACAACCGTTAGGAATATATTCGAATCGTCCATGTGGTGATGAAACTTCCCATCGTGCATCTATTTGATCCCATTCGACCATTCCGACATATTGGAGATTGTCATCGAGATTTCCGGTAGCCCATAGATGATCCCCCTCGTATATCTCCTTTCCGTTTCTGTCGTGTAGGCCGGTGTACTGCATAATTTCAAAGCGCTCAACTTCAAACCACTCAGGACAATTAAGATTCCCTTTCGTTGCAAATATGTTGGGTTTAATATCTAAAATCATTTCGTTTTTGTCTAAATCCCACGCTCTAAACTTAATCTCTCTCATTGTCTGCTCCCTTCACCCTCAACCTTCGTATAACGGATCGATCCACCGATGCCGTCCTACAGGGCATTCTTTTACCAATCTATCTGCCGTCCGTTTGCTTACGCCTCTACGTATAACCCAATTCCACCTGCTAAATGACTCCCATACGATGTATTTCATGGCTTCACCTCATTACATTTTGGACACGGAATAGTCTCTGCTAACGGCCCTTCCCCTTCAACATATCCGCCGTAACCGGAGCAAATGTTACAAGAGGACTTTCCTGCTCCCTTCTCCCTTGGGGGATAGGATGATAGGATAGTACGGGCTTGATCTCCGTAATCTGGATCGCGGTGAAACTGGTCGCAATTACCGCAATGAAACTCATCTTCTTCCGCATACCATTGCAGCACCTTATCCTTAGCTGCCGCCGCTTCCGTAAACTTCGCATTTTCGTAGTAACCATCACGTTGCTCTTTCAGGTGTTTGTTCTCTTCCAGTAGGGCGCGGAGCCATCCAGCAATTTCATCGTTACTATGCCATGTTGCAATTGTATAGCCAGTTCGATCGACAGCAGTTACGACATCTCTTATCGTCTCTATTAACTGCTCATTAGGTTGGGTCATGCTCAAGCTCCTTTCCAATGGCCTCAAGCGCCATGCGAGTAATGTCGTAGGACAAAACGTGATGATAATTGCGGATGATGATCGCTAGAACGGTTTCGGCTGAATAGTACTGCTTCCGGCTCTCCCGCAAATCGGAGATGAGCTTTATAATGTCGTTTCTGACGGCCATGCTATTGTATTCCGGCTCGATGCTTTGGCCTTCCGAGTCTACCGTCATAGTCCGATATTTTTTGCTCAGTGTCTCCAACTGCTCGTTGTTGAAGAATTGGATCGGAGTATTAGGTTGGGTCATGCCTTATCCCTCCTGACTGGCTCATACTCATCGTTTCGAATCACGCTCGGCACACCAGTTTTAGGATCGACGATAAGGGTGTACGTTTCCGAATCATAATCGTTTTCACTCGGCTCGCTGTTGAATCTGTTTTCGCAAAGAGGGCATTCGTCCAACTCGCGGGAATCGAGTTCATAGAAAACTCCGTTGCAATACAGGCAGAACAGTTCTTTAATTTCTATCGCCATATTGCTTGTCTTGTGGAAATTTATTTGCTTTTTGGGTTGGGTCACTGTATCCGCTCCTTTATTGGTCATGTCCTATCTCTCCTTTGCTATTTACTTTGAAACAGTAACTACTGCATAATGTTTTTATAAAACCAATGGAGTGATACGATGCGGGTCGAAACAAGTATGCTGGCTCGAGATCACGTTGCATATGTGGGATCGAGTGAACAAAATGCCGCTGAATTTAGACAGTATGAAACGATTTATGACCACTTTTACTTTTACCTGACAAAGGTGCGCGGCCTGCTACCCGATACCGCCCGCGGAATTGTGGATGATTTCGAAGCTGATTTGCAACGTCAACCAGACACCATAGACGATGATTAGAGGGGCTTTGCCTCTCTTTTTTTCAGTGCGTTGCTTCGCAAAATCTTCGAACTATGCAGTAGCGTCTTCCACCCAGTAGGCCAGACCTCTTGCAATCAAGTCATTGCACAATGTTTCCAACTGCTCCTTAATTTCAGGGTTTCGGAATCCGACTCGGGAAAACGCACTCTCCATTTCCCAATATTCCGGTCCTCTAGCCAGAAATTGAGTCATTATCAAATCCCAATCACCGCCATGTGTTTCAGCGATTTCGAGTTTTGTGTTAAAACGGAATGTGTTCGGTATATCCATAACAATGCCAAACTTTACCACGTAGCCCTTTCCCTCAATGAACCTGCTACCATTGACCTCTAACCCAACAAGTTCGTTCAATACCGGAAGGCTTATAAATCTCAATATTTTTGCCAATTTCATTCATCTCCTTATTTCACAAAATGGGTCGTTAGGGATAGATCGGCTCTATCCCTTATCTCTAGTCCTTAAAGTGGTCCAGACCTTGATTTTTTCCCGTTATTACGGCGTCCGTCCGCAGTTTGTGAGGAGTCAACTTATAGCAGACATAACAAAGCTCAATGTCTCCGTACATGATAAACCTTGTGCAATTGTCCGCTTTACAGTGAGGATTTTGACAACGAGACATAATTATCTCTCCTCCGTGATTCCCGGGATGAGCCCGATGATCGTTTCTGCCCCGTACTCTTTAACGAGGCACGCCAACTGGAATCTATCGTTATGGGTCATTCCTATTCGCTTCCCATCCTCTCTATGGGAGGAGGAGAGGGCTTCGTCGACGATATAGCGCGCTTCTTCGGCTGAAAATTCACTCATCCCGGCGACGAGGTGAACGCGGACTCTCTGTAGCGCCTCTCTTAGCCTTGTGGCTTCTGATTGATCGGATAAGGGGAATGTTCCGCTTTCAACTCGATTGATAATCCAACTCATGGCAGTTCTGTACCCTACCGAGAATCCGTCTTCGCCTTTTTTTCTGCTATGTTCTGTTTCTGCCCAACTGACAACCTTATCTCCGTCTATTGCTCCTATGATTGGTTTGCTCATCTATCTATTCACTCCTTATAGGGGTATGAGGTATTTGACGCTTACTGTTCAATCTCTTCCAACTCGTACTGATTGATAAAGAGTTCCAAGTCATCGGCATGATACATTTCATGTTGTCCGCCATCTCTGCTCACGCCCATGACTCTACTGCTCATCCTGCATCCTTCTCCCTTAACCCAAACGGGATTTTGAACCCCGTTGGAAGTATCCAAATGTGGTACATGTTTGCTTCGTCTACGAGATCGGATTCGGACGGAAATACCTCGAATCCCGTTGCCTCTTCACCGAACAATTCGTTTTTGATCCGTTGCTTTTCTGCCCAAGGGATGTCCGTACTGTCTAGGTTGCGAATGCAAGCGTGAACGACTATCCCCCACTCGGTTTCAACGTGTCTGGACATGACGGCGTACTGACCATCATTTGATGTCCATGCCCTGTCCAATTCCGCGAACCATCCTGTCCCGACTCTCTTACTTTTAGGGGACGGTCTTCCGATCCAATTTTTGCTCACTGTTTCACCTTATCCCGCCAATTTATCCGAGTCTTCTTAATCTTCCGATTTCTCCGTTCCCACTCTTCCCGAGCTTCCACAATATCCGAAAGTCTCGCCACCGGATCACTGCTCATGATGACCATTAACTCTCTGTCTGTTGCTTTGCGCCAGTTCATTCAGATCCCTCCCCGGCGATCTTTTCCCAATCCTCAAGTGTCATCGCCTTGTAACGGTAATACTCTCCCGTTTTGCGCATCGTTGATAATTTGCTTGCGATGGTCTTTTCCGTTTTTCCGAGCGCCAAGGACAATGATTTTAAGCCGTCATAGTCTATAAATTTGCTGATATAAATCAGGTCATCCAATGTAAAAGGCTTACGATGATTGGTGTGGTAACTTGGGTTAAACATCGTCCGTCCATGGCTGTCGTATTCGACCTTGCCCAATACGGTCAACTTAACCACTCCTTAGTCAAGACAGTATTGCCCTTTCCCGATTCTTTCGATATCATCTGTAGTTGCTTTAGAGACAACAAACGGTTGACCATTTAGCATAATGATTGTCTCTTCGCCTTCCTTCAGTTCTTTCAGGTGTTCAAGTATTTTCACACGTTCACCTCAATGATTTTCAAATGCGGGTATATCCGTTCGAATATCTTGCGCTTGTCAATGTACGTACGCGTTTTTCGGCCTTTGACGTCCTCAATTTCCGCTCTACCGTCCGTATAACAGACCAAGAAGTCGGCTACATACTCCAGTTTCCCAAACCATTCCCCGTCCTTCTCATATCCCTCTTGGAGGAGAAACCGCGGCTGCCGGACAAACAGCAGGACAATACCGGCTTTCATGAGTTGTTTCAACTCGACGTATCGATTCGCTTCGGCCCGACTATCGAAAGTAATGCCATCAACCACGGTTCGAACGTTTCTGTACTTGCTAGACTTCTTCTCAGGTTCTTGGCCGATGATGCGCCGGTATTCTTCCTCGCTTAACCTCATGCCCCGTACCTCGCTTCCATGTTCGGTCCGCGGCCGGCAGTGTTGAATGTTTCGCTATGCGATCGGTCCAGACTGACGAACTTGTTGAAATTCTTCAGGAACACCAGCTCAACCGTCCCGACCGGTCCGTTCCGCTGCTTGGCGATGATGATCTCGATAACGTTCTTCTTCTCAGACTCCTTATCGTAATAGTCGTCCCTGTACAGGAAGGCCACGATGTCGGCGTCTTGTTCGATGGCACCCGACTCCCGAAGGTCTGACATCATCGGACGCTTGTCCTGACGCTGCTCTACGCCCCGGGACAGCTGCGACAGCGCAATAACCGGAACTTCTAACTCGCGGGCGATCTGCTTCAGGGTTCTGGAGATTTGCGAGACTTCTTCTTGGCGGTTGGCACCGCGGCGGCCGCTGCCCTGAATGAGCTGCAGGTAATCAATCAGAATCATGCTCAATCCTTTTTCCTTTTTCAGGCGCCGGCATTTCGACCGGATCTCGTTGACTGTGATTCCCGGCGTGTCGTCAATGTAGATATTTGCTTCACCGAGGATGCCCACTGCCTTCGCCATGTTGTCCCAATCTTGACTTTCGAAGTAGCCCGATCTCATGCGGCTTGCATCGACATTTCCTTCGGCTGACACCATCCGCTGAACGAGTTGCTTGGCCGACATTTCTAGGCTGAATATTGCAACTGTCTTTCCGAGATCGATTATCCCATCGCTGTTTTGTCTGTTTGCCGCAACGTTCTGCGCTATGTTCAGGGCGAAAGCAGTCTTTCCGACTGACGGGCGAGCCGCAACGATGATCAAGTCACCGTTCTGGAAACCCGCGGTCATTCGGTCAAGTTCGGGGTAAAGAGATGCAATTCCGGTTATGCCACGGTTAGCCAGATGATTCAAATATCTCTGTTCCGCATCTTCCATGACCGCAATAACAACTTCGCGGATGGTCTTGAAATCTTGTTTTGGCGCGGCTTTGTCTGAAAGAGTGTTTATTGCTCTATCAGCCAAAGCAAGAAACGATGCCGTGTCTGTTTGTCTCATCGCGTTTTGCCAAAGCTCGGTAATTGTTTCAAACGTCTCTCTTCGGAAGTGCATCTCCGCAACTCGTTCGGTGTAATACCCGATATTTGCGGCTGTCGGCGCTGAGTTCGATAATTTCGTGATGTATAGAATTCCGCCAACAGAATCAAGTTCGTTTCTGTCCGAAAGACAAGCCGTTAAAGAAGTCAGATCAAGCGGATCTCCGTTATCAACGACCTCGACCATTGCGCGGAATATTCGGCGGTGAGCCTTTTCGTGAAATTCTCCACCTTGCAGCCTTTCTCTAGCAATGTCCAATGCTTCGGCTTCGAGCATAATCGCTCCGAGAACCGCTTGTTCTGCCTCAATGTCTACAGGCGGCTGCATGTCCATCCACTGATCTACGACACTCATTCTGTGCTAACCCCCAATTTCGCCCTGATTAAGTCCATAAAGCCTACTGGTGGAGGACTACAATTTTCCTTCCATAGTTCAACTTGAGCAAAAAACGACGCTGCCTCTTCCTTGCTTTTCTGACTGTCATGCAGATCCCCGAGCCGTCCGCGGATGTCGGAGATAAGCGGTGGGAACTTGTTTGTTTTGATGTGATCTACCACGTTCTGAAATGCGGCTGCGAACGGGAAGTCCTGCAAATATTTATAATGGCGCTCGACGTTTTCTTCGCCGGTATCGAAGAACGGGTATTCTTGTTTGATTTCTTCGAATAATTCGTAAATGTCATCCCGGGTCACGTTTACGAGCCTCCTCTCTTCGTTTGCGCAATTCGTCTAACTCTTTTTGAGGCTTGTTCCTTCTCGGCGTTCCAAGGGCGACTGACCCCGCCGACGGCACAGCGGGAGAAGTTATGGGATCTACCGGTTTTGATTTCATCCATTCGTCATAGCAGCGAGGGACGCAATACGTAATACTTCGAATTTCGTCGTGCTTATGGCGTGGCCTGTATTCAGCAAAGGATTTATCAATGGCATCCTTCATGATCGGGAGCGGCATCCCTTCGGCCACCATGCGTTTGATTTCATCGAAGTCCAACGGGCTAACATCGAAGCCTTTTCCTCGTCTTGCGACAAAGTACTTGGCGACTTCATTCGATCGTTGGAAGATTTCTTCGGGATCGGTTATAGCAACAGAAGAAGCAATATCTTCTGTAATATCTTTATTAGATCGGTAGTTTTCTTCCCCTTGATCGGTAGTTTTCTTCCGATCTGACTCTGGTGATCGGTAATTTTCTGCCGATCCAGTTCGGTTGTTTTCTACCGATCTCACAGCGAATTTTTTTGAATTTCTTACTGAAAAAATTAGGCCGTAAGGTGCGCGAGTTACTTTGATATACTCAAACTGCTCAAGCGTTTTTATCCATGACCGGACCGTTTTATCCGTTACTCCGAAAATCTCTTCCAGTTCACTTATTTTCTTTGGTTTGTTCCCGAGGACGACGCCCCACGATACCCCATCTTTCTCAACCTCCTTGGTCGTGGAACTGATACACCACAGGAATAACCACAAAGCTGAACCTATTTGTTTGTAATGTTTTGGCTCCAACAACCCCGAGTATGTTATGAAGGGGTAACTATCCGACATCCCCTCATCCCCTTGCTCTTATTTCCTTTTGCTTCTCAATCAACCATTTCCGGCCTTCCTTGCTGCCGTCACACCACGTATGGCAGTCGTGGCAAAGGTGCAATACGTCATCCGCTGTCGGGATACGTTCCGACCTCCACCTACGCTCGACGTGTGCCTTGTCTGTCGCCCTGGCGCTGTCGCATTTCTCACAGACGCCTCCGGAGCGATCATGAAGTCGCTTTACCTCGGTTGGGGAAATCTCGCTTCTTTGGCCTCGAGAAGGCCTCCCTCTGTTACACTCAACTTGCTGCTGTTTACTGTAAGGATTGAAATCACCGATCGGCATTCGGATCACCTACTTGGCTCTTTCATATTTGACGTCTTCGAAAAACTCACTTAGAAGATACGCGCATCCGGCTACCTTGTGTTCGTGTTTGGGTTCCCACGATCCCACAACAGCCTTCACATGCCGTAATGCCTTCTGAGTATCGATTCCTTCTTTTGGCTTCCACGTGCAATTCTTCATTCCATAGAAATACCAATCGCCGACGACTTTGCACCATTTATTCCGACCGTGCTTGAATTCGTCGGGAATTATGCTGTAATCGGGCAATAGTTTTTTCATGTTTCCGCCGAATGTCAAATCCAAATCAGTTACTTCTTGAACAGCAATTTTCCCCATCTTTATCACCCTTTCGGTTGTCTCTCTTCTTGCAAAAGCACATTGGGGTAGATTAACTTAACAATTCGATACCCCGGCATACAGAGGGCTACATAGCCCTCCATACGCTCCTTAAACTGTTGCTTGTCCGTCTTTGCAATGCTCCAAATGTTGTCTCCGACTCCAAAGATTGTGAGTGGCCTTCCGAACTCGTCGGGATTGACTACAATGGGAGGCGTCTTGTTTGTCCGGTCCATTTATGCACCAGGAGTAATTCGTCGGATAGGGCTTTGCTGACTAACCAGTTTTCGAGGTTAAGGCCGGCGGACTCGATTGCCTTCATTTGGCGTCTGGTAGGGCGCTTTCCGTTCTTCATGCTGTCCTCACCACCTCGTACTTTTCTAGTAACGATCCGGAGAAACATGCCCCTTTTTCAGGACCGCCACGCTTGATGGTCCAACCACTGCTGCAGCTTTGATCACCGTTTCCTCGTCGATTGCATTCGGAGCAAGCGACGAACAACATTCCTCTAGAATCAAGCTTGCTGTGTTTGGGCTTCATATTTTCGCTCCTATCTGCCAGCCACATAGACCGGCTTCCCCGTTATTTTTTGAACCTCTCTTTTGAACAGTTCCTCATCGCTGTTACTGTCGCTCAGGTGCAGGAGGTGGACCTCCTGAAGTTTTGATAGATCGTTCGCCCGGAGGAAGTCTTTCAAGTTCTCGAGCGAGAAATGAGAGCGTAGGAGCCGCGGCCGCATTGCCGGATGGACCCGGCCGGCTGCTATGTTGGCGTCCAAGATACTGAGCGAGTAGTTGCACTCTAGCATCAAATGCGTGAGGCCAGAGAAAGTGTAGCGGCAGTAGTAGGTGTCAGTCAGAAACGCAAGCTTGTCGCCGTCCTGGTTGGCTAGGAGATATCCGTACGGGTCTTCGGCGTCGTGTTCCACCGGGAACGGCATAATCGACCATGAACCTACCGTGAACTGCTCCATAGATCGTATTGCCTTATATCGATGTCCGGACAGTTTAGCAGCATCGAATGTTCCTTGCGCTGAGTAGATGTTAACGCCAGCTTTGGCAAGATCCATGGCTGCTTTGATGTGGTCACCATGGTTATGGGTGATCAGGCATCCCCCAAGGCGGGAGACGCGAAATTCCAGCGCCTTGCGGATGTCTGCGAAACGTAAGCCGGCTTCCAGAAGTAATTCCGTCTTGCCGTCAGATATCCAGTAACAGTTTCCCGCCGAACTGCTACCGAAGGATTTGATCTCGATCATCAGAAGCCCGGACCGCCAGATGGTTCTGCGCTAGCATAGTGAGCGTCAAACTCTGCATAGAGGTCTCCTTGCACCGGCTCTGACACATCTCCGTTTTGATCAGGTTCTCGTTCTTCAGATGTGTCCGGTTCTGCAGCCTTCGTTGGTTGCGGTTCCTCTTGGCGAGATTCAGCCTTGATGTCGATCGGTTCGCTGTTCGCATTTTCCGCGATTTCGCGCTGTACAGAGGCATAAGTTTCGTCCGAAGCGTTAGCGTGAAGAATCTCGACGAACGCGCTGCCGAAGTCCTTCGGAATCTTCTTTACGATGTTGTTGCGCATCTTGCGAATCAGCATCTGTTCGCGGCTGTGAAACTCAGACCACGCCGGGCTGATGTATTGCTGAAGTTCAGGGTCGTCCAGAGCTCCAAGGCCGGCTTCCTTTGCCTTCTTCAAGACCTCCGCCTTCTTCTCGGCGATTTTCTTCTTCTGTTCAGCATTCGCATCGTAGCGATTCTTTCCTGCCGGCATGACCCCGAATGTTTCATTCATGATGTTGTTGTTGATGTGAGCGATGAGGTTTTTAACTACGTCCTCGCGCTCACCGATAAAATACTGGATACTGTCGTCGTTAAAGATGATGGGATAAACAATCCGGACGACTTCTCCCTGACCCTTCGGCGTCCATTTGGGAGGCGACATTTCAAGGCCATTGAAGGACGGGTATTCGAATCCATCACCTTCACGGACGAGCCAGTATGGACGAACTTGCTTCACGTTGCGGCCGAAGTTATTTAGGATCGCGTCGTTCCCATCACCTTCGATGCCCATTTCAATCTGTTTGCGCCAGATCGTGACTTCCTTGCCGTTTTCTTTGGTTTTAATAGAGGTATTGCGAAGCTGGAAATAAACTTCTCGGGGGCTTGCCGCAGCATTCAATTTGAGCGCCGCGACGTTCATCAGGATTTGTGTGACATTGTTTCTATCAAGCTGCTCGTCGTTCCAGGTCAGCCCCTTAGAGTCCAGTACAGTGTTGATTGCCGATATGGCGTTGATGACACATTGCTTGCCGTAGGGGTCCAAGTGGACCCCGTTGCCGCTCAGTTGGCGCTCAATCATCGGCGCATATGTTTCAGTTACCTTTACAAGACCAGTTGCAAATGTTGTCAATTCAAGACCTTCTTTCTGTTAATTTTTACTGGAGTCGTAAATGCTTTTTCGATTGACCATTTCCGACACTTGATGCGCGAGAAAAGCGTTGGATAATCAATTCCTATTTCCTTACTCCAAATTTTTAATGGTTTTGTCACACCTTCAAAAGTCACGTGCACAGTGTTTGTTCGATTAAGCGCCTGTTCACCCAGTGGAATCCACGTACAGTTTGAGGGCTCGTAGTTACCGTTCACGTCTTCCCTTTCAAGGGTCAGGTTGTCTGAATATCCACTAGAAATTGCCCATGAAATAAAATTCGAAGCATCGAGCCATTCTGAACATATGGATATTCCCCTTCCGCCATATCTTGGATATTCTACTGCGCGTGGATTTAAACATCTGGTCTTCATGCCCGTCCATATTCGGTATAAGCGTGTTCCTTTGTGTCCGTGGCTTAGATTGTGTTTATTGTCAAACTTAAGACATCCGCAACTCTTCACATTCCCCTGTTTGAGATTGCCGAGCATGACTTCTTTCACGTTTCCACAATCACATTTACATAACATGTATCTATTCCCATGCTTCCTCTCGCTCTCTTTAATGACCAGCATCCTTTCGTATCGAGTTTTATAATCAGGAAGCTTTTGCATCGTCAATTGATTCCACCTCAACTCGAAGTTGACGGTCTCGTTCGGATACTATCAGTAAAATCATTTGAGATTCGATTCTAGTTAAATCGACGACCGACTCAGCATTGTCGACGAAAATCGGAACCGAAATCTTATAGTGTTTGCTTAGAGTCCGAATAACATCGAGCCCGACGTTTATCCTTGCCGCATTGTTAAGCCCAGCGTCGAACGGAACCCCTTTGTACGTGGCGACGCAAGTTGCTTCCAAGCCGCCGTTTACCTGCTCCTTGTAGAGTTTGAACCGTGCCAGTTTGAACTTGCTGTTAATACGGTCTTCCATCATGGCCGTTTTTGCCCTAGTGAACTCTTCCGTCAGGTAAAGTTCGTGGGCAAGTCGTTCGTATTCGGACGCCAAATCCTTCTCTTGTTGTTCCAGTTCGGCGATACGCTTCTGGATGGATTCGGCAAGGTCGAATTTGGCGCGTTCGTGTTCCAATTCTCTAATGCTGTTCTGGAGATCATTGATTTCGCCTCTAACTTCCGCCACCGCTTGCGATGTGCTTTGCTGCAGCGATTCAATTTCAGCTTTGATTCCGGCGATTTCGGAACGCTTGGCGATGTATTCGGGATGCGATTCAACGTCCGTTACTTGAGACTCTGCTTCTTCGAGCATTCTTTTAGCAGATTCCAATGCTGTGTGTTCTGCTTCGAGGCGGTCATACAGTTGTTCCAATTCACGTTCCAACTGCGATTTCTCCGCTTGCAGCTTTTCAGACTCAGTTTTGACCGCAATGCCTTTAGTCTGGATTGCCTCAAGGTCGCGCGACTTAGAAAGATTGAAAGCTTCTTCTGCCCTTCTGTGCGTCTCAGCGATGCGTTCGGCCGGCAATGCTTGTCCGCATGCCGCGCAATTATCATCATGGTGAGGATTGAATGTTTCAGCATTCCTGATGTTGTATCGGGTCCTCAAATCGTTACGGTCCGCCTCCAACTGCTCAATCGTTCTTTCGTTGCGACCGATACGACTCTTCTTCACGTCGATGTCGTGTCGGATGTCCTCAATCACCTGCTGAATCCGTGACAATGTTCTGCGCCGGGCAATAACTGTCTCAAGTACATCACCTTGCAGTTGGTTTTTAAGCTGCAGCAGTTCGCCTTCGATTTCACGAATACGGTTTTGTTTGACCGTTACTTCGCCTCCAGATTGGATCCGGGCGATTTCTTCTTGCTTGTCGGAAATTTGCCCCCGAAGGGATTCAATGCGGCCGGCGAAGTAATCTCTTCCGCCCTGAGGGAGCTCCGGCATGCTGCGATTCGCTTCGCTGATACGGACCGGAATGTCCTTGAGCTCTTCATTGATCTTCGATTGACGAGCAGTTACCATTTTCCGATGCTGCTCAATAGACCGGCCGTCGAGAATCTGTTCAAGCCCTTGGAGACTTTTCGTTCCGGCGATGACTTCTGCGTCCGATACGTCACCGCAGACTTGCAGCAGTACCTTAAGGCGCTCAGACCAATGCATGTGTTCGTGGAAATAAAATGGATTGGTTAGGAGTTTGAATACGTCCTCGCTGACGATACATTTGACCTCTTCGTCGTATTCTTTTTTCGAGACCGGGACGCCATCGACGAAGTAATCCGTTGTGTGGCCGCTGAACTCAGTCGAAGCCGAGCCGCGTTTCTTGGACCACACTTCCTTGAAGACTTTCTTGAACGTCCTGCGCCGACCGTCGATAAGGAATGATCCCTCTACAGAGTGTTCCATGTTGTGCATTTCCTTGCCGTTCTGCAGCGTTTTGATGCCGAAGTCTGCTTTGTTCTGGCTGTCTTTATGGAAGAACAACCACAGGAACGCATCGAACAGTGTTGTCTTGCCGGCCTCGTTCGTGCCGTAAACCCGGACTTCCTTACCTTCAGCATCAAGCACGAAGCTGATCGCACCTTTAAAGTAATCAAGAGCCAAGCGCAACAATTTCAATGTTTTCATTTATTTCACGCCTCCATTTTAGATTGTTAGTTCTTCCGTTCCGGCTTTGATGTAGCTGCCGCCTTTGTCACCGACAAAGCAACGTTCCGAGCAGTAATGGTTGCCAGCTTTGTCCGTTATGCAACGATCACTGAAGTAGATTGGAGATCGACAAAACGGGTCTGCACAAGTCTGTACGAAGTCCAAAGGCTTGTCCGAATCGGCAACTTGCCCATTAGGCCCGTACACGGCGATTCGCTCCTGTACGATTTTGCATTCTCGCTGCAGCCTCCGCTCCGATAAGCGACAACAAGGTGTTCTCCCTCTCAAGCGCAACGATCCTCGCTTTCAATTCCAAGTTTTCGGTCTTGAGTGCTTTAAGTCTGAGTTTTTTCATACGTTGTCGACCTCCTATTAATGTGTTAAGATATCCGTATAAAATTTTTTCTTGAGGCCCCTCTCGCAAAGGGGTCTTTTCATCTCAATTTACTGATAAACTTCCTATAATCACGTTTCCGACGTTGCTTATTGGTTAAACCATCTGAAAATCTGATTCCTCGAAACAATTTCGAACCAAAATAGTTTCTTTCGTCCATCCTGCTCACCACCTTCAGCAATGATCACGCTGCTTCTTTCAGCGAATCTTCCAAAAACCGTTCGTGCTCTGCGATCTCCATATCCACCCAACAAAGGGCTGCTACCAATACGTCAGGATCGAGACTACTTCCGATGATCGTTTCGCGCATCATCTTTAGATCCACTATCCGGCGCATCAGTTCTGCTAAAATGACCAACATCTTATCCAACTCCACTCAGGTTCAGTATGTTTTGTGCGATTGCAATACCATCCATACCGTACATATAGGCGACAATGACTTCCTTGGCATTCGTCACGTCTGCCCATCGCATAAGAGTTTGCATGTCAGGCACTTTCTTGCCTTTCTCGAACTTGCTAATACACGATTGGGTGCGGTCCATCAATTCCGCCATGTATTCCTGAGTGAACCCCACGCGCTCTCGGCAGGCTTGCATAATTGCCCCGAAAGTAATTGCCTTCAACTCCTTATCAACTCCTTCAATTAGTCCAAATTGGAATAACGTTTTGTGTTGCACTGGATTAAGATAGAGATGTACCCAGCAACCCCACCCTTGATACTGCCTGCCCTGCTGGGCGGGCTTTCTTTTTACTCCTTGCGAATACGCTCCGTAAATTCATAATCGTATTCGAAGGTTTCGGGGTCGAAGTAATACATACCGATCGAAGAGCAATTCAGGATGATGTGAAGCAGGATGCGTCCGTTGTACATCCAGATCATATAGCGATGTTTTCCGACGGCGACTTCATAAGTTGGAGCAACTCCGCTATCGTCCAATTCCATTCCGGATGCGTGGCCGAGAAGCGATTTGTAAAATGATGATGCTTTCTTTTTGGTTAGTTTCATAGATCCTCCTACGCAGAATCTTGATTCAAACGAACCTGCAAACTCTCGAATTCAAGTTCGTCCATCATCTTGTCCAGGGAAACGGTCCTCAGAAGAATCCGACCCGCAACCCTTGAATGAGGAATTCTCTTCTCTCTAACCAACTTGCGAACAGTGTCCTTGTGAACACCCAAATACACAGCCGCCTCTTCCATGTTCAAAGTAGCCGGACGAACCTTGTCTCGTTTCTCAATGGCGGAATCGACCATGCTTGGGAGGATCGTTTGAACAAACTCGCGAAGGACTTGGACGATTTCCTTTGTTTCAGAAGTTCCGGTCATTGTCGTTCCCCCTTATCTAGCGATTCGTAGCGATCCGATCGAGATTTCTTTAACGATCGTCGTATAGATTTCTTTCAGGTGCGGGTCGTTTTCGATAACATCCAATTTGTTCGCGTTTTTGATCTGGGTCTTAGTTGCCCCAACGTTTTCCAAACGTTTGATCATATTTCTAAGCCGAGTTTTGAGATCGCTATGCGCTCGCTCGTCCAACAATTCATAACTGCGATTTCTGATATCACGGTGTTCGAGGGTCAAACGGAATGCCGCACCGTTTAACATAGAGTTAATTGATTTACGCCAATCTTCGTCACGCTGGAGGAACGTTTCTTGTATTGCCTCCATCGTCTCGGTTGTCTCGGTGATGCGAGCTTCCAACACACTTACCCGCTTTTCTTGCTCAACCGCCTGGTTTGCGATGGCGGCGATGATTTCAGTAGTTGTCATTTGCGGAATACTATTGTACTGTCCCGTCTTTCTGATGGACGGAAGAACTTCCGATGTGACCCACTTGCGAAATGCCCGGGCTTCCTGTTTGCGGCTTTCGAGGATCACGTCGTACAATCCGTCTTCGTTGATGATGGTTGCCTGTTGGGTCCTTCCCAGTGAATCTGGGATGCCCTCGATTGAAACGACCCCATTGTCTAACCTTGCCTTTACGTCACTGGGGTTACCGATTTCCAACACGTCGCAAACATCTTTCAGCACGAACCATGGTTGACCGTTCTTATCGACGATACGTACTGTTGCATTATTGAAGCTGAACATTTGAGGTTTGTTCACGTTCATCATCCTTTCAGGCAGAATCATGATTCGATGAGATAACGTCTCATGCAGTGTTTGTTTGATAACTTTTGTTATCTTCTTCTATAAAAAAAATATCTTCAAACTCACATTCCAATGCTGAGCAAAGTTTCTTTGCAGTTTTTGGTCCAGGATTCCTTAGCCCATTTACCACATGATTCATAGTTGTATCAGAAATCTTTGCAGCTTTTGCAAGACCTCGCTGGGTGAACCCTTTTATCAGCATAATTCTTTTGAAACTATCTTCCTTCAATTTGATAAACATTCACTACACCTCCTCTTATGATAACTTTTGCTATCTTTCATCTGTTATCAGATTATCATGATTTGATAGCTTTTGCAAGCGAAATTTTTATATTTTTAATTATGTTTTGATTACAGATGCTACTTTTTCTTTATAATAAAGAACGGGTGATAACAAATGGATGCATTGGAATTCGGTTTGTACTTACGTTCTCTTCGAAAGGCAAAGAAAATGACAATAAGGCAGCTTGAACTATACTCCGGTGTTTCAAACGCATATTTATCTCATATAGAAAATGGAAAGCGAGGGATACCTAATCCAGACATTTTAAAAAAGTTAAGTCCACACTTAGGTGTTGGTTATAAGGAGTTGATGGAGATAGCGGGGTATTTAGATGTTGATGACAATGACAGTTCAATAAATATAAATGATGTCATCTATGAAAAAATAAACCGTAACCTTTTGTCGACGGTTCGTGAGGTTGAGAATGTCGCTAATAAGTATGATGCAAGTACGTCAGACCCCGAGTTTAAGGAAATACTCCTTAAGGCTCTCGATCTCGCTCTCGCTGCAAGAAGAAAGAACGATCAATAAATCATCAAGAATATTCTGCTCAACTAACGAGTTAATCTTATTGGAATTCTGATCGTCCATGCTTGCACCATCCAGTCTTTATGAAATGTATTCACATACTGTGAGCCGTGTTCTCATTTTATAGGAACGCTTGTTCCCGTTCAAGTCATAAATAAAAATATTGTTCCCAAGGGGTATACGATGCGGTATTTGCCGGGTCGTTGCCTGCTTCGTCAGATTCTAAAAAAGCGAAGATTAACTCAACGTTGGCTGGCGGATATAGTTGACATGCCCGAGACTCAGATTTCCGACTACATCAACAATCGAACAAAAATGGGTTATGCAACTGCAGCAACAATCGCTTTTGCACTCGGAGTTCATGCTGAGGAACTCTATGAGTGGGAAAAAGACGACAGGCTAGGAGAGTAAATTATCTCTCCCGACCTGAGCAAAACTACAATAGTTATTGTACTTGTTTCCAGCAAAGTGGCTGTTAAACTTATTATAGATGGAAGTGATTGTGTTTGGCCGTCGTAATTTGTCGAAATATTCGTTCAACTTGAGGGGGTTCAAACGCACTAAATTCTTATCTTATGCGGCTTCTGCCGGATACCCACACTTCGCAAAAATCGACAAAGACGATTCTAAGACCATCTTTGCTCCGTATAGTTCGTAAAATTCTCCTGCGATTGACAAGGGTAGATTTGTCAAACTGCTTAAATCCATGAGGAATTAAAGCCCTAGATAAATCCCTTAAAGTCAACAACGGAGCAAATGAACCTTTTGAAGTGTGATATATCGGAATCAACTCTCTTGACTTGCTCGGTCTCGTCAGAGTTATGTAATTTACATCAATAATCCTAAATTCGTCAAAATCCTTATTCTCGATATTAATACCAATCACCCTATCACGCTGCCTTATCTTGTTGTTATAAACATGATAGATTGTTATTCCAAGATTTACACCAAGTAAAATATGACATGAGCCAATCCCCGAGCCGATCGGGATCTGATGGAGAAGAATATGAGAAATTTGATCATTGCAGTAAGTATACTCTTATTGCTTTCGGGTTGCGGTCCTTCTAAGGAAGAACAGTCGGATGAACTTTATAAACAAGCGTGGGAACATTATAAGTCCGGCGATTTTAACAGTGCTGTAGAGGTATTCGAAAAATCGTTGGAACTTGATGAGAGCCCAGGTGTCAGGACAAAACTGAGCGAAGTTAAAAATGAAATTGCCTTTGTCAAGGAATTATCAATATCTCTAAATAAGCTAGAGAAGTTGAACCACAAACTGTTAAATACAGTACAATCAGATGATGAACTGAGAATTACAGACGAAATCGAATTATTACTTCGTGATTTCGAAGTATTAAATCCACCAAGCGGAACTGAAATAATTGATGTTGTTCTGACCATTCAGACCAACGTATTTGATTTGCGAGGTTATTGCGTTTCTTTCGCCTCTGCTGTTTTATCAGGAGTTGGGGATCATAGTGAAAGAAAAGAAAACCTTTACAATGAACTAGAAAGCTTTTTGAGTAAAAACAAGATACCTGATTTCTACAAACAAATCACTTAAGGAGGAAAAATATGCGTTTTCGTATACAGGTAGATCTCGGCCCACAGCGCCGAATCGCAATCTTCCGCCCGGACGAAAATCATTTACCAGATGAGCAAAAGACATACTTTAGCGAGGTCAAGTTTGGCGTAATGGCCGATCATGCCGATAACGCCCTTCTGGAGCCTGAGGAGATTGTATTTGATGGTCAACACTTAGGCGTAGATCTCACGCGTTTCAGGCAACGCACAGGCCGTACAGACACGCCTAACTTTGCAATGCCGGCCGACCTTTTTCGCCAGTTACTCCAGGATCTAAAAGAAAAGAAGGAAGAATAAGCCTCCGGGCTTTTCTTTTCCCGACCTTCCAGAACATACATTCGTGAGGGGGATTGCACATGGCCTATTTTACGAGGCGAGGCGAACTTTCTTGGCGACTTGTCATTCCGATGGGGTACGATGCACGCGGGAAGATGCGAACGCCGATGACAAAAACCTATCGTATCGAAGATCCCGTCCTCCTTCAAACAATCGATAAATTACAGGAATATGATCCAACATCACTCAAAGCTACTAAGGCTTTAAAGAAGTTTCTGGACAAGAAAGATGTTCCGGTTACAGTCATGAGGCATGCAAAAAAACTCGATCAACATTTCGACGAGATGTTAATGAAGTTCAAGATTGAAGTCGAAAACGGTACTCACAAAAAAAATCCAGGCCGGATCCCTTTCGCTGAATTCGAAAGTTTTTGGGATGAACACCACGTGTCCGGACTTGAATTTAAAACAAGACAGAACTATAGATATCATTGCAAAACTCGAATAGTACCTTACTTTGAAGCTATGTTTCTTGATGAAATATCTACTGCTCATTTGGTCAAATTCATGACTGATCTGAGAAATCCTGAAACCAAGATCGGCAAACGACTAGACGGGAAACCGGGACCTCTTCAGTCGGCTACGCTCGTATATATTTATCGCGTTCTGAAGAGTATTTTTTCCAAAGCGGTTAAGTGGAAAAAACTTGAGGATAATCCTATGGACGGAGTGGACAAGCCCGAGGAAAATGACGTAAAGAAACCTGGAGCTTACAGCGAAGCCGAACTCGAGCAATTATTTGAGGCTATGGAAAAGGATATATATAACGAAACCCGATACAAACAGCCTCGATACGCGTTTGAACGACTGATGTTTCAAGTGCTTGTAACCCTGGATTTGACTACTGGAATGAGGCGGGCTGAATTATTAGGATTAAAGCGAAATAAATTTGTGTTTACCTATAATTCAGAAAAGCAAATCTGGAATGGAACTTGCGAAGTTTTAGACACGATACCTGCTTTCGAAGATGGGAAACCGGTTATTAAAAGACCTAAAAATGACGAACCTCGATTATTCGCGCTTAGTTCATCAATTGTTGAAATGCTGATAGACTATTTCAATACGATCGAAAAACTAATGCGAATAGCTGCTGGCAAAGAAAATGTGATTGATATCAACAATAGTGAAGATGATTATTATATTTTTCAAAACTTAAAAACAGGGAACCCACTATACCCGTCTTCAATAGGAAAAAAGTGGGCAACGTTTCACGAACGAAACCCACACCTGAAATATATACCGTTTCACGGCATTCGTCACACCGCCACATCTATTATGATTGCGAAAAATGTTCATTCGAAGGCAATCGCGAAGCGGTTAGGATGGAAAAGCACGAAAATGGTGGATCGCTACGGAAAGATCTTTGCCTCCGTCGATGAAGCTGCGGCTGAAGTGTTTGAGGACCTGCTTCCCACGCGAAAATCTAATGGGTAGTTTCATGGTAGTTAATTGGTAGTTATACACCTCATTGTTCTTCATCTTTTATCATATTTAAGCGGTAAATTCGCATGAATTAAGGGGTTATAACCTCTATATCATCATTAAACAGTTCGTATCATATAGGGTAGCCCTCCTCTCCCATGAAGGCCCCCGTCGCGAGACGGGGGTCGACTTTTTGTTTATAAAACCTTATACGTCACGGTTTACGATCTCAATGGCGACATTGTTTCGATTACAAACATTGCATTGTCCACTACGCGTCCACCAATATTCGAAATGAGATCAATAGTTCTTTACTGACGGGTTTGAAGATACTTAAAATGTAATCGTTTTTCTCGTTCATTACGAATGTTTTCCATATTTTTCTCCCTTCTCTCCGCTTCTTTCTTTTTTTCTTCTTCCATAAAGGGAACCCCTAATCCTAAAAAGCTGTATCCTTTATAAGCTTCAGCCATTCCTTCGCACTTGGCTTTGCGGTTTATTAACTCGTCTTTATCCATTATTTTCTCTATTTTCAT